CATAGCTTAAACTCCCTGCAAAACATAAGCAAAAAACCGCCAAATCCTTACGGAATTGGGGCGTTCCTCTAGTTTCAAACGAGAATTTAAGGTAAGAAAACGGAAAATGTATGTCACTTTCTAGGAAGTTTTATGACAGACTGAGAGCGACTTAGGACAAGTAAACCTCAATGTAAGACAAAAAGACCCCAACTTAGGACAAAACAGAAGTCGTTTTATGACAAATACAATAGGTTTTAAGACAAAATTCCGTCAATTTAGGACAAATTTTATCCAATCTAGGACAATTTTGGACAAAGTTAGGACAGATTGGCAAAGTTTTATGACACTTTCAACCCAATCTAAGACAAATCTGAGGGATTTTATGACAAATTTCATGAGAAGTAAGACAAATTCGGACGATTTTATGACACTTTGAGAGAAATCTAGGACAAAATAAAATCATTTTATGACACTTTTTCATAAATTTAAGACAGAAAAACAGTAAGTTATGACAAAATTTAAGAGTTCTAGGACAAAGTTAGGACAGAAAAATCTGTTTCTGTGACACAAATCGAAGAGATTATGACAAAAATAAAAAGAGGTGTGACACCCCTCAACTACTGCTTTTCGGAAATCTAAAGGTAAGAAATAAGGGAGAAAAAGACACAAACTTTGCAAAAGTCTCGAAAATGTGGATACCGCTGTGAGAGACTAAAGGTTAGATTTAGTTCTCAAAACCAAACTGCAGACATTTTTCTCAGAATCAATTTTAAAGGCTCTCATTTGCTCCGTGTTGCATTTAAAATCGAAGTTGGACATATTATACCATATTAGGTTAAAATCGAATCTGGGGCAATCTGGGGCTTTTTAGAGAAATAGAAAAAGTGAAGACCAAAATCTTCACTTACCTTCTACGTTTTGTTGCACTGCTAGGTTTAACCTCTTCTTCAAAGCAGTCTGTGAAGTCTACTTCTTTCGAGGTGTAAAGAAAACCTAGACTACCCAAAACTAATACTGCGAGTAATAACCACAAAGTTCTTACTCCCAACCATCATCTGAGTTTGCTGCGCTCTCATAATCTACTTCAGCTCCGTCTCGGAAGCTCTTCTTGGTAAAGAGAGAGTAAATCCATAAACCAAAGTACCAAACAGTCACAACACAAACTACAAGTCCGAGGGGAACCGTAGCTACAATCACATCAAGATTGGAAAGACCAGTGAGACGAAGAATGAAAAGTACAACAACTGCAAGCATTGTAAAAATCATTGTTGCCATTAAAATTGCTAATGGTAAGTTCCATTTGTTGATATATTTCATCGTTTTAACCTTTCTTAAAGCCTACATTTGTATTCGCGCCCTGCGAGGCGATACCGCAATAAGTCTGAACCTTGGGTAACCAGAACCTCTCTAGTTACTAAATCAATAGTCTGACCTAAACCATGTTCTAGTAAGAGTTCGTAAGCTTCTTGTAGAGCTTTAAACTCTTCGTGAGAACCACCTTCAACATCTGGGTGGACTTCCTTAGAGCGCTTTTTATACGCTTGTTTTAACATAGTCTTTTCTACAGTTACAACACCCTCAAAGCCGAGTGTTTGTAGTGCTTTCTTAATTCTTTGTAATTCTACCATAATCTATCTAAACGTGCAAGAGTTTCTTTATTTGTAGTAGTTGGCGCTTGCCACATAAACGTGACTAGGGTAGCGCCCCACTGTGTAAGGGTGGCGAACCACCTTATAGTTGGCTTGTTTGTCTTGGTACTGAAGGATACGGTAAGGGTTATCGTCCACGAAAACCACTGTATCTGAGCTATCTTTTGCAGACTGTAAAAGACGAGCTAAAACCTTCTCTTCTTGTCTTAAGCTATAGAAAGACATGAAAGCTGAGTTTCCATAACCTAACTTATCAAGTAGTTCTCTTTTCTTTTCAGCAATTTCCTTATTAGGACTGAGACTGATAAAGCAAATATCCTCAGTATGAGATCCTACGAGACCTTCAAGATACCACTCTACTTCTTCGTTTACCTTAATCTCACCATATTGATAAAACTGAGGGTTTGAGAAGTGTTTTAACAAATCCTTCTTCAACTCATAAGACAACTGTTCTTCTGGTTCATAAGTCGGTTTGAAATCAACCAAACGACTTGCTGAATCAAGGAGTGTATTATCTAAATCAACATAAACGCGCAATCTATTACCTCACTGCTTTTTCTATTTTAACTCACGAAAAGTCTTTACTCTAAAGCTATAAAAACTATTTCATCCCATGTAAATTTAGAAAAGAATTTTAAAACTCTTTCTAAACTGAATTTATTGATAGTATTTTCTGAGTTCTCTATATAACTCTCTAAATTAAATTGAGGGTAAATAGTTTGATACACCTCGGTATCTAAGCGAGAACCTAAGTGGGATACACCACTATAAAACAAGGCGTCTTCAAGACCCATATTTCGAACCCACTTACAAAATTGCAAGCTCTCACTCGGAGTCAATTTGTAAACCTTGTTGGTCTGAACTAAAGAGTTAGGTGCTAAAGCAATTAGCACCTTATCGAGAATACCCTCCCCTTCAATCCACAAGAAGCCTAGTTCTTTCAAGGCTTGAAGAAGTTTATCTCTTTCATAAATTGTAACAATTAAGTGTCTGTCTTCCATGTGACACCTACTAACCCTAAACCTTACGAGGTTTAGGTTCTTCCTTGTTCTTATGTAAGTCCTCGCAAGAGTCGTCTTTACACTTATGCTTGTACTCAGTTACAACTGAAGTATAAGCCGAACTCTCTTGTTTATCGGACTGAACTTCTGTTTTCAAAAGGCTTATTCCCCTTTCGTTTTCGTTGTGTTCTTAGTTTTTAAAGTGCGAGCTGAGACTCTAGCTTTGGAAGTCTTTGCGACTTTAGGAGTATCTACTCTTTCACTAGATTTAGCACTTTTCTTGCTTGAACTTGAACCTGTGCGAATAACCTTTGGTTTTTCAACTTCGCCAAACTTTTTATATAAGTCAACCAACTCACCATCAATATATTTCTCTCTCAAAATACCTGATTGAGAGTAGACAAGGCGCACGGTTGCGCCAGTTTCGAGATACCCGTGAACAGTTTGGTTCATTGAAGTGCGAGTAACCCGAACCTCACCAACCAAGCCATTTTCCTTGCGAATTTTCACTAAGCTTTGGTGAATACGGTGGAGTTGAATCTTGAAGATTTTCTCAGTCTCACGTGTGTAACCCAAAGGAATGTGGTAATTGCGCTCTGGAAGTACAAACTCTGCTCCTAAATTACATGAAGGTAAGTTCTTCAACATGTAAGGTTTTAAGGAAATGTCCACATCTTTTGTTATCCACAAGTGAAGTTGAATGGGTATTTCAATACCCTCTACCTTCAAGGTAATAGTACGGTCAATCTTAATATCTAAGTCCAAACCCTCTTGAACATAGTTTAAGTCACCCCACAAGCGAGTATTGAACTTGTACTTCTTGTCATGGTACAACAGTTTTAAAACGTTGTTTACTAAGTTTTTCTCCCAGTAGTTCTTAATTTCCTGTGTAACCTTTACGAAAGGTGTTGAGGGAAATTTGGTCAAGTCTAAATCTGCTTTCTTTTCTTTCAAATAGTTCAACTCCCTCTAATTATTTATTTACCAAACATAAATTGCTCTTGGTCTTTAGCAAACTGCTCAGTGTAACGGTCTAAGCGCATGTACATTGCAGCCTTTGAAATCCCTTGTTTTTCCGCCCACTGGAGGACTGGGATACCCTTGAAGTAAATAGCCTTAATGTCATCTCGCATTTGCTTGGTTGTTTTGTCTTTCAAGTAAGCCTTTAGTTTTGTTGGTGAGACTCTAAACAAGTCTTCTTCAAATTCTTTAAAGGCACTTGCTACCACATTGTAAGGGTAAAGCTTCGATAAAACCTCTGGTGTCGCTTCTTGGTAAGCTACAACTCCACTTACTCTGTTCTTACGAGACTGTACTTTTACTTCGTTTTGAGCTTCAAGCCATTTCTTAAAAGGAATTTCAAGACCACGACTTAACCCAATCAAGTAAACAGACTGCTCTTTAAAAGGAAAACAAGTGAAATGCAAGACTTCAATTCCTTCTGCACTTGCAAAAGCGTGTACTAGAGAAGACAACTTAGACAAACGACTCAACCCTACAACCTCAGACAATTCATGAAGTGAAATAATTTCACTATTGTCAATCTTAGAGCCATCTTTCAAGTATTTATCACTCTCAATAATTTCTTGATCTGTAAGGGGCGCTCTATCTACATAAGTTACCCCACGAACACGAGACTTAACTTCCCCTGTTTGGACTGATTTACTTGCAAGTCCAATTCTACCATTTTGTAAATTATAGTTAAAGGAGGACTCTTGAATTTGATATTTACTTCTATACTCACTACGAGTCAAACCTACTTCTTCTACCATAATACTTTCTAAATTACCTTTCATCTCGATTTTCTCTTTTATTATATCACAAAGTTTAGTAAAAGTCAAGAAAATAAGATAAATCTTGAAAATAACTTGAAAATAATGGCAAATAAAAAAAAAAGAAGAACTTTAAGCCCTCCTATTTTTTTTTGAAAATTTAAAGAAGTGGATAATCCACAACAGTTGCACCTTCTTCTGATGGATACCCTTTGACACCTCTGTACAAGGCTCTTTCAAGTCCATCTAAACCGTGTGAAGAAGAGTTAACTAATTGAGCTTGAGAACCATCTAGTAAGTTCTTCAAGTGGTAAATCGTACCGTGACCTACAAAACGTTTCACAACAATCACAATGTCAAAGTCTTTCAACTTATCTGGTACCAATTCTGTATCGTTGTGCGAACTAGAAGCAATCACTTCAAGGTCTTCTGCTTTCTTCTCATCTAAAACCAATGAGTTAAAGCGCTCTACTCGAGACTTGGGTAAACCAATAATAGCAACTTTCTTACCTTTTAAGTCAAAGTCATATTTGGCAAGGGTTCTGTTGGATTTTGAGGATACCGCAGAAGAAGAAGATGAGGTTGGTTTAATTTGATTGTCTTTATGAACCCACGCAATTCGTGGGATTTCTCCCGCTTTAATCACCAAATCGACTGAGTGTGCAGTCGCTAGGCGATAAGTCTTCACTAGGTAATCATTGAGGTTGAAGACCCCACAACGAGAACCGTAATCCCTTAGAGACTTACCTTCTGAGTCAGACGGTACATAGTAACCTTCCTCATCTTTGTTTAGTGGACAATTTTCAACGTAAGTAAAACCAGTTTTAGGCTCTAAGGTCGTTTCATAAGAAATATCATAAATACACGGACCTGAAAGGTTAAAGGAAATCACAAGACCGTGACTCAAATCAAACCGTTTGTACACCTCAAAATTATTATCGTATAGGACTTCTCCAGTTTCCACATCTTCAATCTCAAAACCACGCTCTGTCAAGAGAACAATACCGCACAAACTACCTCTTGCATCTTGTGAAAAAGTTCGTGGACACCACTTGTAAGTGGGTTCTGAGGTCTGAGTTGGGAGTTCATCCGAGGGAAGTGCAACCTCTGAATACTCTACATTATCTAAGAACTCTGAGGACGGAAACTCCCCATGAGACAAAGAATTATGGTCTTCGGAGGATACCACAACGAGGTTTTGTGGAGTATCTGAGTAAGCAAGGTTGTGATGTATTACTAGCTCTTGTTCTTCTTTAAGCAAAGGAGCCAAAAAGTCTCCAAACACTTTATTATCAAAACCTAGAAACTGCTTTGCGAGATTTAGGCGTTCCAAGTCACCCTCTAGTAAAATTTCTTTAATTACTTTGCGAAATTCATTCAAAAAATTATCCGTAAAATTCATTGATTTAAACCTTCTTGTTCTTTCTATTTGTTTTTCTTGCTTTATCTAATATTGGAGTAAATTGCTGACCAAAGGTACAAATATCATTCCATTTTACTTGTGGTTGTGGGTTAATCAGTAATTTACTTGGGTCTACAAAGCTTTTTGTGACCTTACTGCAATTTCTATATCTCTCCTTGTAACAATAGCAACAGACAAAGAAAGTTAAACCTCTTTGACTTAAAGTAAACAACTGCCTAACTTTACGGTGGCAAATATCACAAGGCGCAGTCAAAGGCGCGTTTGAGGATAAAGTAACAGTAGGTGTAAGCGAATTATCAAAGGTAGTCTCAATGTCGAAGGCTACTGCTTTTGAAGAAACCGTAACTGTAGGTTCAGAACCGTTGTAAAAAATTGATTCAGGATCGAAATCCCAATTCTTCTTGTCTGGGTTTAAGAACGATTCAAAATTGATAAAATCTCCTAACATAAATTTATTCCTATTTTCCTTTCTAAAATATAAGAAAACCTAAAGAATTTTGGGATACCCAAAGGTAGTTTTATACTTGGATTCTTGCACTATGTAAAAAACTTTCAATCTTTTCCATAGCTTCATTTATTTTTGTTATTACTCCTGAATTAGAGTAAAAATTACAAGGGACAGTAATCTTCGCAGTAATAAGCTCATTAACAGAATTTGAAAAATCCAACACTAAACCTTCAGAGCCTAGATTAAACTTCATAGCACGTGAACCTGCAACTTCCTTAGAAACTTCAACACGACCAAGACTAACACTAGAAAAATCTGTCACAACAACTTGAAATTGATTAAAATTGAATGTAAGCAAGGAATTTGTAAAATCGTATTTTAAATCAAATTTATAAAAGTTACCACCTGTTAATTCAAGTAGAACTGACAAAGCGTTTACTAAGCCTGAAACATCATTAAACCAATATTGAATAGGACTCATAGTAATTGCAGTTCCCAATATTTTCTCCATTTTAGCTCGCACTTCAGTTTCAGAATAAACTGCAATAGTGTACGAAACATCAGAACAATGTTGAACCAACTGCAATGTACCTAAAAATTGGTTGACTACAACTTCCATCTGCAGTTTAGAACGTAAAGTGGAATTCAAGCTATCAAGTTTTTCCTGTAATTTCTTACTTAATTTTAGAAACTGATGCTCAACTTGGGGAGCTTGTTTTCTTTGTTCTATCTCTTTCATTAGTTGTAATTTAGACATTTCACTCTGTAAATCTAGTAAGCGAGTGTCTATAGCGTCAATTAAATCCATATTAGTTTACCTTCTTTTCTGATTTATTTTCTTTATTATATCAAAAAAGATAAAATTTGTCAAAGAAAAAGAGAGGATACCGTTAGGTAAATCTCTCTTTTTTTTACATTCTTTAAATTTCTTTCGCAAGCTGAGGATACCGCGGACTTTTCTAATTATAAAGGTAAATCTAAAGGACTGTGAACTACCATAGTAGCTTTAAACCCATCTTTCTCCTTGTTTTCAACAACACTTTGAGCAACTTCCTGAGAAGAGTAAAGACCTATAGACTTAGAACCCGTTGAAGTCCAATCATTAGTTTCAGAATCGTAATTCTGAGACTCCATTCGAACTTCGTATTTAGGTTTTACAAAGCGAATGAGGTAAGTATTTACAAGGAAAGTTGAACCTACATAGTTATAGACCAAAGAAACATCTACAACGTAAAAACCTCTAGCTTTTAAGACATCTAGTTTAGACTGAAGTTTATTCCCCTCAAAAGTTGAACCTAATTTTTCAAGAGTGATGTACATTGACTCTATGTCTGCTTTTGTGAAAATTGTTGTCATATTTATCTCCTCAATCATTTACTGAGCTTTAACATCAGGTTTAAACCTAGAAAAACCAAGAGGGTATTTATCTCCTAAAGCCTTTAATGACTCTATCTGTTCCCTTTCAGTCTTATCTCTGTTTGTAGTTATCAGAATTAAAAGACCATCTAACTATAAGTCATACCCCTCAGATAAAAGCTCCCTTACAGTCTTAGATGAAATATAGGTAAAATCTGAATATTTACCTACCATGTAAAGGTTTCCATCCCAATCTTGCGAGATGTAGAAACTAGAATTTACTGGAATAGCTACTGTATCTACAAAATTCTGAGAGTGAGACAATCCTAAACTCTCTGCTATCCCCACAAGAGTTGAAACTTGCTTTGCTCTACTCATAGAGCTGAAGGTGTACTCAACATTATTTTTACCTAAGTGCATATAAAACACCTCTGGTGAAAGTGCTTCTTGTTGCTCTGTAGAGTTATTTCCCATTAACATCAATTAAACCCCTTTCTTTTACCGAAGTTACGAGCCAATTCATTGTGTTCCAAAGTCCATTCAACCCCATATTTACGAAAGCTCTGAACCATATCACTGTACTCAATCAAGAAGTCCAAACCACTCTTTCTAGTAGTTAAATCAACGACAGACATTAGACGAAGGTTGTGAGGAAAGACGTCCCAACAAGAAGTTTAACTTACTACCATCTATGTAATAATCGTCAGCAACCCTACCTAAAATAACTACTTTATCTTCTAAGTGTTTACCTGACTCAGCACTCATTTTATTCACTATCCTTCCACACAAACAAAGCACCTAGACTATTCAAAATATAGAAAAGATACTTACCTACGTTAGCAAAATTCCCTTGAATAAAGGCTTTAGCTAACTGCACAAAATTGTAGAACAACCAAAAGCTCCACTGTGTTGATAGCTTCAAAACATTGAGTCCATTTGCTACCAAAGATAGAGCAAAAGCTATGGTTGTAACGTAAGCAAGTGGATTCATGTTTCCCTGATACCCAATGTAATTAGTGAGGTACGAAAAGGCAAAAGAAATAACCACCAGAGCTGGTACAATCCAATTTAAACGAGCTTTGGATATAGTATTAGCTTTACCGTCTTGCGACTTATTCCACCAATAAATAGCCCCTAAGTAAATCAAAAACGTAACTGGGTACGTTATAATCGCAGCTTTGTTCCCTAAAATGTAGTCAATCAATCCAGACAAAACAGCATTGATAATTCCTAGATAATTCCCTAACTTACTCAATTTTCCAGTAAATCTAGTGGACATCATAGAAATCGCTACATTTCCTACAGAAATCCAACCAAAAGGAACGAAGACTGTCCAAGAACCCCAATCTACTAACTGGTTGAGCCATTTAGTGTGATACCCTGCAGAAATTGCAATGGTGAGAACCATTACTACACCTAGTAAATCGAACCACTGAGAAGTGGCGAATTGTTTCAATTTTTGTTTCATAAAAATGTTCCTTTCTACTCAGTAACCAATGTGACTTGTACAGTTACTTTATCATTATCTTCGTTATCTAATTCTACCAAACAAGAAACTAGAGAGTCAAAAGTTGACTGCAAATCAGTTGACGAAACACCTTCTTGCAATGCTTGTACTGTTGCACTTTGTACTTTATTGAATTGAAGAGTGACTTTAGAATCTGAGTCTTTAGTGTAAGGTAATAAAGTGATCGAATCATCACAAAAACACTCAATTTGACCTTCCAATTTAACCGTATAGCGATCTACTTGAGACTCATAAGAAATATAGAGTTGGGAATCAAAAATACGAGGTAGTTTAGAACTGTAAACATAAAGTGAAAGTTCTCTTCCAAGTTGACCTTCAAAATAAGGTGGAACACCAATATCCAAATCACACAAGAACTTCAATAAATCAAGTTGTTGCTCCACGCTAGACAGCTGCTCTAACAACTCATCACCTTTAATAACTTCCTCAAAAGTGTAGACCAAAATTGGTACAAAAACATCACCTTTACCGTAATAAAAAGCAAGTTGCTTGTAACTTTCCAAGGCAAATTCTTCTTCCGTAAGAGTTATCACAGCAGACTTGCGCGCAAGAAACAGTGGAATACCACTATTACTTAGTAAATCATTAACGTAGTCTATTTTACTTTGAATTTGAACATTTTGAAAGATTAAATCACCATTCTCTGCTTCTCTCAACTGCTCTTCCAAAGGTTTAATTTTATGTGAGAAATCCAAACAAGCGCCATATTCTTCTCTTCTCAACTGTTCAAGCTCTTTTCTTAGTTCTTCTGTTGTTTTCATTAGTTTATCCTACCTTTAAGCTACTCAAACTTAGGTTCAATCGCTTCATAAAATGTAGCCAATTTATCTTGCAATTCTTTTGCTACTTCATCTAGCTCAGTAAGTTTTGTAAATGAGCTTTCTACGGTTAGTTTTTGTTTAAAATTCCCAATGTAGTCTTCATCATGAATATAGTATGAGTTTGCTTGGGTCACCAAGGATACCCCACCACCTAAGAAATAAATACTTGAAAACTCAGCTTCAAAATTGAGTTGTTGACTCAGGTTTAAGGTATAAGGATGTTTTGCTGTTAAAACACATTCATAAGAATCCAAGATAAAATGGTTCAATGTAAAGTAAAGCGTGCTAAAAGCACTATCATAATAGGTAAAGGAAACTCCGTAGAGACCGTCTTGGGTCAATCTTGACTTAACTCGCTTTAGAAAACCAACAAGCCCCAAAGCACCTCCTAACCAATTCCGAATACTCTCAATAGTAATCTCGTCGTTGTAACTCTCTACAGACCCATAGAAAATGCACTTGTCTTTAAGGTCGAGAACTTTAATCTCTGAAAGACCGTCATTTGATTTGTCATCTTTGACCAAGAATACCCAATTCTGTTTGTAATTGAGACTTAAAGCTAGACCTAAATCAGCGTTTGCTAGGTTTTCTTGTAATTGCTGAAGGAACTCAGCCAAACTTTCATCTTCAAGCAAGCTTGCTGCTTTTTCTTTGTTCAAACTCTCTTGCGCTCGCAACAACTGTTGCTCTGCTTTTAGAGAATTCAATCTTGCTTCTAACTCTTTAATCTCTTGATCCACATTTGTTGTCATAATCTTATCCTCTTTCTTTTCTCATTTATTTCTTTTATTATATCAAAAACAAAATAAAAAGTCAAGGAAAACCCTCAACTTTCTTTGAATTTTGGGATACCACAAGTGAATTATTAGCGATAAGATTTAAAATTGCGGTTAATGTATCTTCGGTCTTTGTGCGCAGTCCACAACAAGCGGAGACCTTTTTCCGTTTGAAGGTATAGAGTCTCTACTACGCTTGTGAGTGGTCTGTGGTCTGGAGTGCAAGCCGTTACTTTGCTGTGGAAAACCGCATTTAGTTGCACGTCTGCTCCCTCTTCAGTTGGGAAGTTAAAATCTCGGATACCGAGAACAGTTGCTACTTGTTGTAATTTCATTTTGTTATTTCCTTTCTTAATATAAATAAACTTCTTGCTTTTTCTTAGACTCACCAAAGTCTAAGTCATAAAAGCAACTAAATTCACCGTCATTACCTCTTGCGTAAAGCTCAAAATCCTCGATTTTCAAGGATGCCGCTAGTTCGTATAGTTCTTTAATAGTCATAAGTTTTCACCTCATAAACAATCTCTACTATTAGCAAAGCAATAACTAAAATCAACGAAGCGCCTACCCAAGTTTCCAAATAAAATCGAACTTGAGTGTTGGGTACTATATGCCAAGCTAAAAGAGAGACAATAGTTGGTATAAGCGTCAAAGTCCGAAGCACTTGAACCTTGCGACCGAAGTTCAAGGTTTTGTAAAATTGAAATAGTTCACTCAAATCGTAAAATCTCCTCTCTCTAATCTACTTCAACATCAGTTGAACCACAGTTAGAGCAAGTTATACCTTCTGCAGTTTCACCTATAAACATAGGAGTTAAACTTTTGTAACCGCAGTCGTAACACTGAACATAAACGTAACCACCCATCATTTTAACCTCCTCTATTCTTTACTTAAAAACAACATAATTACTGCGCTTGAGCTAACATAAAAACCAAATGCAATATAGAGCAAAAACTCAGTTACAGAGCTATAAAAAGGTTCCCCGATAAAGACAGATACCACTAACGAAATGAACAAACCCAATGAAACTTTATCTAAATAACTACAGTAGGTTTTGCATTTTTGTTGTGTTTGCTTAGAAAAAGCTGAAAGCAACAGTTCAAAGTAAGAGTCATCTAAAATCAAAGGTTGTAAAATAAAACCTACCAATACCCCTACTACAAGTAAAATGTTATCTAATTGATTGAGTTTTGCAGCAGTAACAAATAACCATGAAAGCCAATAAGTAAAAGCAAATAAACCTAAGTGTACTAGGGGATAGCTTGCTAAAATTAACTTCTTTTTGAACATAAACATACTACCCCTCTAATTTGTATACTGTGCTATAAACTTAGCAAGATTAAACTCATATTTGTTCATTTCAAACTCAGTTACAAGCATTTTATCTTCCATACGATTTAGAAAATCCTGAACTTGTTGTGGAGTTAAGTCAAACTTCTCCTGTAAGTCATCCCAATCATACGTTTCAAACCCATAAACTTGCGCTGGGAAACAATCCGTATTAGTGCGTTTCTTGTACTTACGAGCAAGGTACTCCATCAATATTTTATCCGTAGATAAACAAACGCAATGTTGGGCGTTGAAAGTACCTGAGATTGTATCTACAAAATTCAAATTAACAATATAAAGTTTCATTATATCACCTAACCTAACTTCTGCAATTTCTCTCGAAGAATAGACAATAACGAAATACCTGGACGCTCTGCAAACAACTCTGTAACATAAAACTTATTGTTTGTTTGTTTGCTTATCTGTATTCTTAATAGTCAAGCGAAAAACCCCTTTCCCTACTTGAATACTATACACTCGAACTTCTCTGTCTGGAAGTAAGTAGTCATCATTTCTGTTCCCACCATATAAACTGAAGTGTTTTTCGGAAACTTGAGAGTCAAGTAAGGATACCGAGTGGTGACCGAATTGTGACTGTAAAACACTCTCTACCCCATTAAAGTCTAATACTAGAGGGTTTCTCTCAATTAGAATCAACGTAGTTGTAAATAAATCCGTAAATGTTTTAGGTTATTTCATAGTTGAACCTCTTCTTTCTAAGTTTTCTCTATTATATCAAAATAAATAGAAAAAGTCAATATAAAAAGAGCAAAAACTTGCTCTTTTCTTATAGTTTTGTTACATCAGACCAACGGAGAACATTTTTATTATAAGGACTATACTTACTGTATCTAGTGAACAACAAGACCAAACCCATAGCAAGTAACAAACTACCAAAGAAAGTAAAGGCTGGCACAAAACCATGCGTATTTACATAGATTTGAAGTTGGCTTCCTGAGATATAAGCACCCTCATTAATAAATGGAGAAGGTACAGACGGATCATACGAATCCTTAAATACCAATAATATAAATTTATGAACTAAAGGACTAATTGCCAAAGCAAGTAGAGCAGAAATTAAAAGCATCCAATTTTCTAAATGGTTTAATCTCTTATAGGCTTTAGACTTCTCTTTCGCACAAGTCAAATACAAACGACCTTTCAGTTTGAAATACTTACAGTAAATATAAGGACTTTCGAGTTCTCCCATGACGATACCCAAGTAGTCATCCTCCATAGTATCTACATCTGTCACATCAACTGTGAAGTCAACCATATCAAGCTCTTTTGCCTTCTCGACTTCTGGTTGAATTATGGAAGTTAAAAGGTCAAGTTTCTTACGCTCTTCGTTAAAGGCTGACTCATCTGTTAAAAGCAGAGTATATTTAGTAAGCAGTTCAGAATAAGAACGCTTTTTAAACAATTTCATATCGTTGTCCTTTCAAAATTTGAATAAATTTAGCTTAGCACAAAATACTTGGTTTGTCAATGTTTTCAAGCTTATCAAAGTAAACTTCTCGACGGAGAAATTGAGATACTGAAGTTTTTCTAAATAACCATAGATAAATTTCAATAAAGATTGAAACCATTAAAGTAGTCATGAAAAGCATAGAGAAAATCTCAAACCAGATTGGAGGTTGAACTACTTCAGTTGGTTTTGTACTATATGTATCTAACAAATAAAAGAAATAGTATAAAAGACCCATACTAGCAAATGCAAGCAAAATTGAAGCAATATAACCACCTACGAAAAGTGCAAGATTTACTTGATACCGCTTGTCTTTTGGGGGTTTGTCGCAGTACAAAGTCAACTCATGTACCGAACCTAATTTCTCCCACTTGTAATAGGTGAAGTTGCAACCCAATAGGTCTAAAACCTCTGGGAGCAAACCTAGGTCAAAAGGAGCCTTATCTTCAACTACAATCGAAGTATCCATCAAATTCCCATCTTGGTTATAATGGATAAATTCCTTAATCTCCTTAGACATAACTTCAATTAACTTGTCTTTTACTGCTTGAGAAATAGGTGAACTCACATAAGTCTTTGGTAAAAACTCATTGAAATCATCTATGTAGGTTTGAATAAAATCAATCATCTTCTACCACCTTATCAAATCTTATCGTGTTCTTGAACTCATCAGCCAATTTAAAGTGACGAAAAGCCAAGGAAGAACTAATATTGGCGAGAATCCAAATAATGGATACCCCAACAACTGCTAGTAGGTAATCAAACAAAGTTGGAGCAAATAAAGTAGGTTGCAACAAATCCAAATAAGTTTTGGAAAACATATAAACTGGAACTGTGAACACCAAAGCAAAAACAAACCACAAGAGAAGTCTCAAAATATATGCTCTGTGAAGCCGAGAAATCGCTTCTGGGCGATTTTTGTAGAGAGTGAGTAGGAATTTACCTTCGAACTTTTCAAGTCGCGTGTACGCGATTTTAGAGCCGATTTTTGATAGTGCTTGTGAAAGTAAACTATAGTTGAACTTTGAAGGAGCTAACAAAGTAAAAGTCAAGTTCTCCAAGTTGTTCTTCTTCATAAAGTCCAACTGTGGTCGCAATTCGTCAACCATAAAACCCAGCGTCTCTTTGTCTTGTTCTGCTTGACGGTCTTTCTTGCGTTGTTCCAATTCTTTCAACTGACGGTTTTCATCAGCAAATAAAAAGCCTAACCAAAACATTATCAAATTCCTTTCCCAAGCTGAAATTCCAAGGAAACAGTTTGACTACCTCTAAGTCCTGTAATCGTAATTTGCTCAGAACCTGCAGAGAAACCAAATGGAAATTGCAAAGCTTGTCTTACTTCTTTTGTAGTTAAAGGTAGTAAATCATTAAACCAAAGATGAACTTCGGTATCACTTAAATCTGTAAAATCCAAGTGAGCTGAATTGTGCATCACTTTTTCAATTTCCGTAGGTGGAATAATTGCAACCTTTACCAAGCTAGGTGCCAAAGCTTGAACTACTGCGACTACTTTACCTCTTAAATACACATAAGTAAGGTAAACATAACCGTCCGCCATAGGATTAATTGAACCCTCAATCTTAAAATCAAATTCATAGTTGTTAAGCTTACCATAATTGTAAAAATCTTCGCTTACCAATGCTTGTTGGATAAAAGCTGAAAGCTTTCTAAACGCACCCTTCTGTTTTTGAGAGTACGGAAATGTTTCAAGTAAAATTGTGTCCATATTTCAACTTCTTTCTAACTTAAATCAAACTCAATGAACAAATTAAATTCATTCTTCCTACTATGAGGTGTCAACCACAAACCTTTAACTTTATACGGATTTTCACTGCGCTCAAGGGAACGCATGAGACCATGTAGTTCTTTCATGTTGTCAATGTAATAATGTGGACTTGCACCATAATTATAATTTTCAACTTTACCATATTGGCGCAGTTTGGAATGTGATACTCCATTAGTTACTCTCAAAGTGTTGTAAAAACGCTCTCTATCCCCAAGGTTAGAAGAGAACCAAATTTTTGTTGAGTTCATTTTAGTCTCCTTTATTCAATTTCTTTAATGTAACGTTTCACAGATAAATCTAATTTTTCAATAGCTCTTACTACTAAATCATTTAATAGAATCTTCCTATTACTTATATACCGTATAAGCTCCGACTGTATATTTGAAAAAGCACCACCTTTTATCTTTAGAGGCGTACCATCTGGTAAATCTAGTTGAATGTTTGTACTAGAAAGTAAAGTAGCAACTACTCGTCCTGTAACAAGGTCAGACCCTACTTCAAAATTAAAAGTACCTTCAATTTCATAAAAATCAGTACCTTCAGTATCAAATAAAGCAACTAAAGTATAGTTGGAATTAGTATAGTCCAAAAAGTTTGCATTCCAGTTTACATTCTTACAAATCGCGAAACTTTCAAGAAACCTATAGGAAGTTACACAATACAAATAAAACTCCAACTACAATTCAAAATCAGCTAACTTACCCAACTCAAAGACTTTATAAAATCTATGTCCTGCGAAATTCGGAAAAATAGAATCTTCAATTTTCCAATGATTTGAGGTACCTCCTAAGTTGGATACCGATAAAGTAAAGTGTTGAGCTGCAAATAAAGGCTCATATTTTTCAAGTAGTTCTTGTTCTTTTTGAGTTAAAATAGTTGGATTCATACTAAACACCTCCTTTATCAAAGCATAGTTTCAAAGCAAAATCAGCTAAATTATCCGTGGAAATTTCTCGAACTGAGCTGCCATAACTCTCTTCATTTTCTAATGCAGACTTCAAAGCTGCAAAGGCTAAAAGTCGGTCTCGCTTATTCATCAAGTCGTCTACAGACAAGAAAAGCTCTCCATCAAAGTCAAAAGAACCTTCGTCTACTTGGTGGATACCGCTAGATAGTTCAAAGTCTCCTAGTGTCGTTTTAATTAAATTATATTCAATCTTTGCTACATATCCCACTTCAAATTGGTTATCTGGATAAATAGATCGAGGGCGAGACTTATTCTCATAGTGGTCTACATAAATTTCTTGACCTAATGTAAATTGGTCTTTTGTTAAGTGTTGTTCTAACATATTCAACCCTTTTCTAACTTTCTAATTCAAAACATCATTTAAACTTAAATTCAGTTGTGTGACTTTCTCAATCTCGTCCCACTTGTTTTCAAAAGCACTTTTGTACTCATCAGATGGCGGTTGAGTTTTCGAATAACTAACAATAGCTAACAATTCTTCTAAGGTCAACTTAGCTAATTTCATGGGTTTAACAGAATGTTCAACAAAGTCTTCATGCACTACTGTCTTTATAATCTCACCTTTGTCCGTCATGTGAAACTTATGTTCCAACAAAACTTTTCCAAAAGGGTCTACGATAGCGTGAGTCCCATAATGTTCCTCACTTAAAGCCAAGTAATTCAACAAAGTTTGAATATCTGAACTTACAGTTTGTACTGCTTTTAATAGTTGTTTTGTGCGCATTATACTTCTCCAATCAAAAACTTGATTTCTTCCCACTTAGTTGCACAAATTCCTCTATATCTCAAAGGAGCTTGGTGTTTACTGCGCTCAATAGCATTTTCTAAATCAGCTAAAGTAACTTCCATAGGGAAACCTTTAGATTGCTCAAAACTTTCAAAAGATACCGACTTTCGCAGCTGACCATCCACAGTTGCATAAATGTCAACCTCTAAAAGAGAACCATCCGAGGATGTATGTAAATACTGTAATGTATTTGATGGTGTTTGTTTCAAGTATCTACCAACTGTTAAAAATCCTTCAACCTCACTGTGTTCCACTATTTGTTCTAAGTTAGTTAAAATTACTTCTTCTTTTTTCATGTCTTTACTCCTTACAATCCAAAGCCTTTTGAAACTCTTCACTTGTATGTTGTGTTCCACCCTTATTAATCAAAACATAAAAGTCAATTAAGTCATTCCAAGCTTCAATGTAAGAGTGGACAATGCTGATTGGATACCGCTTGATATTTAGCCATTCTTGGAAAGACAAATCAGTTACATAATATTCTTTACCCTCAAAGGTAATAGGAAATTTTCCAGTAAGAAAATCCAAAATTGCAGTAAATCGTTGTTGACCATCAAATAAAACGTGATCCATTTTAGCACGCTTTTCATCCTCGTCAAACCACCAATCGTTTAGGTAAAACGCACCAATAGGCAAACCATTGAGCATAGATAAAATCAACTGTTCTTTCTGTTCTTGTGTCCAAACCAACCCACGTTGAAACTCTGGGAACCAAGAACCGTTAGGATGTTCCTCACAGTATGTTGTGTAAGTATTGTACAAACTTTCAAAGCTAGAGGAATATGTGTCACACCGAACTGTCTTAATATCAACACCTTGATTTTCTTTATTTGGTCGAAATTTAGATAGATTAGACATCTCAAATCTCCTTCTTTAATTGCATAAGCGTCAATTCTTGTCCAAACATGAAATAAAAATACTTCCCTTGCGATACATAATCTCTTACTGCTCTTACAAAAGCTAATTGACGAGTCTTAGAACTCTCTAACTTCAACTGATTTGTTTCATTCAACTTCAAGTTCAAAATACGATTGATGTATTCTTTTTGACGAGGTGAAAGGTCAGACTCAGAATAGATACCCAATTCGCGAGCGAAAACTTTTCTTAAATCATTGAACAATGCTTTACGGTTACGTTGTCCATTGTGTATAGGTTGCAAATAACCCTTACCTTTTGCCCCATGACCTTTAAACCCTTGATAATCTCCACGAATTACCATAGACTCCAATTTGTTAAAATCTAATAATGTTGGTTTCATAACATTTGTCTCCTTTTCTAATTTTCTCTATTATATCAAAATTATTTAATTAAGTCAAGCGAAAAGAGAGGATATACCTCTCTTTAGTAATCTTCTAAGTACCGTACATCTTCTAAGTTTGTAATAACCACAGTATAGTATCGATGTGCTAAATCTTCGTGTAGAATGTTACCATCTTGTAAGGACGGAATGGTTACTTCAAAATCTACAGTAATTGAACGACTTCTGCTACCTCTATGCAAGTTAGTAGGTAGGCGACCGTCTTCCCTATAAAATTGAGCTACTACTTGTAAGTCAGCTTCTTCAGAGCCGTACTCACAATATTTAAAAGAGTCACTTAAAGACAGAAACGTTTCAAAATCACTTACAATTTTAGTTAGGTTATCTTTATTTAAAACATAAAAATAGTTAGAAAATGAGTGAGAATACCAAGAAACCCAATTCAAAAACTTTTTAAATACATACACTTCAGTCTTGTCTTCTGCAAAAGCAACATAAGTCTCTCCACGATACGACTCTCTAAATGTGATTAGTTTTGTGTTTTCTTTAACTTCCATACCTACACCTCACTATAACAAGTTATCTTCAAAATAACTAATTAGTTCATCAACAGTGTCAAACGGACGACTAATGACAGTTGCAGATTTTGGATGATTAGAGGTATCTAACTCACGTAAGTCTTTCAAAATCTCAGACCATTTGTAAACTAAGTCGGAAGTTGCGAAGGTGTAGTAAAACCCCATTTTAGTAATTTCGTTATAAAGTAACAGTGTGACCCACTGACCATCATTGAACGTTTCAACAACTTTTGCAATACTACTCATAGTTACTACCTCAATTTCTATTTTCTCTATTATATCAAAATTGATTTATTTTGTCAAACAAAAAGAGAGGATACCCATCTCTCTTTCTTTATTTTGGAATTGTAATCTTCACAATTTACCTCTAATTATCTGTAATTTGTGCCGTTTGATATACAAACATATCTTCAAAGTTCTTATAATCAGACTCAATTCTAAGCAAAGTCTCCTCAACTTCTGTTTCATGAATCATCTTTCCTACACTACATTTTGTCCACATAAGGTTCTTTTCCTTGGGAACAATCACTCTTTCAAGTTTCATCTCATCAAATTTAGTCCCCAACTCAAGTAAGTCTTTTTCGTAGTTTTTAGAGCAAACTACAAGTAACTGACCGTTCAAGTAACCAAATTGATAAGTCAAACCATTTGAGGTCAAACCTAAACTGCCATCATCAAGTTTGATAAGGCGAGCGAATGCGCCTTTAAAATGTGATACCAACTGTTGGTATAGGAACAAGTTACCTTCGTGATAATTTAACCATTCTATAAGATCGTCATAGTAATCGCTAATTTCATAATCAATGACATCAAAGCAAGGCTTTTTCTGATAAGTCAATCTAATCAAACTTAACTTCGGTTCAAATTCAAAGCGAAGTTGAGGGATACCGAGTTCAGTTAGTCTCTGATTAAGTTGCTCAACTTTCAATTCTACTTGTTGTTTTCCGTCTAAATACATACTCTCCCTCAATTCTTAATTGCTTTGGTTTACAACCATCTGTTCAAACTGCTTAAACGTGCTAATAATATAATCTAAATGCTTCACTACTTCCGTCTCAGGACAAACTCTAGTCATAGAAACCTTAGTACCTAAAGGCTCTCGGATATGGGGCATTCCAAGTCTCTCTAACTTCAATTCACCCAATTTAGAACCTGACTTAGCTAAGTCTTTGCCAATGTAATTCTTGTAAGCATAAATAACTAAATGCTCTCTATCGTAACTGAAAACATAAGTCAAGTGACTTAAAGTCAAAGTTACCGTAGAGTCATTTGGAATAATTGCATGTGCAAAACCACTCCCAAAATAAGAAATCAGTTGCTTGTACAAGTAAAACTGACTCTCTTGAACTTTCAACCAATCCAAAATCTCAGACGGTGTGGAGTCTACAACGGAACCTATCCACTCATAGAAGTTACAGGAACTCAATTTGTAAAGTAACTGAACCACTTCACCCTCAATGTCAAAATGGAACGAAAGTTGAGGGATACCGAGTTCGGTTAGTTTCACATTTAATTGTTCTACTCTTGTTTCAATTTGTTTTCTCTGTTCTAAGTTCACCAGTAACTTCTCCTTCTATTTGGTTCTCTAATTGGAGTGCCTGTTCTTACATATTTGTAAGTATTATCCAAATCCACAACCTCATCATTGAAAATAGGAACTACGTTACTTGGTTGTACATAGCCAAATTCTTTACTCTGCGCCTTTAAGTCTGCAGTGTGACGTTGTTCGTACTTATCATTTTGACGACTAATTTGAGTTGCAAATAAACCAGTCAACCGCTTATGTTCAGCAAGTTCCTCATAGTCTGAAAAACCCCAAGTTAAGCCTGACTCTACTACTTGAGTATATAAGTCAACCATTTTTAAAAATTTTCTTTCTTTTGAAACCACAGTTAAACACCTACTCCCTGCGAGTCTAACTCTTCATATTTGACAATGTAAGTAACTTTCGACCAAACTCGTTTGTCGTAGAAGGTAATTGGAATAAAAGAGTACAAATCGCCTACTAAATACTGATAAAGTAAACGTAAAGCTTCTTCTTTTACAGAAGTTTCTAAACCGTTTGGGTCAGAACATATAAAACTACCTACAGTTATATCATCAGCACCCAACTCTGCGAACTCAAACTCTGAGCGCATGAAACTGATACCGAAGTCTACTGCTGCTGACAAATCTTCGCTCTCAACCCTTTGTAACAATTTCAATTTGAACTCGGAGGCTTTATCTTTTATGGAAGAGTAAGACTCCTTATAAATTTCAAGTCTATGTAACATCATAATTCTCCTACTTCAAGCAAACCATCTTCAATCATGAAAGGTAAAGGAGCTTGTTTTAATTTTTCTTTTGGCACACACTCAGACAAAGCAGATTCCAAAGCCCTGGCCATATCTATCAACCAAAAATCTGAGCCATTTTGCATAATGTCAATAGACCATTGACCTTTTAATTTACAATCTTTGAGCAGTTTTGAAACTTCAGATACTACTAAGTCCTTGTTTTCTTCGTAGCGCTTCATCAAAGTTTCTTCATGGTTGATGTAGTTGATGTAATCGTGTTGCTTTTGAACATCATTTAAACTACCTAAGTCCAAGAAGTGTTCTTTCATAACCGAAGGCTCCCAATAAGGAGAGATACCGATAATCTCTTCTGTATCGAAGTCTACAAAAACTCGGTACTCTGTGTGCAAAGGCAGACCATTGTAGATTGTAGGATTGTTTTCCACGTCATCAATGAACTCTCTTACGACCCAGTCATTGTTTGACGAGACTCCATAAACCACACGATTATTTAAGGGTGAAGCGAACTGACTTGCTTGGTGTTGGATAAACCACAAGTAAGAACCTAGCTCTGAAACTTCTTGACCTTTTGTAACTTTGGCGTTTCTAAAGTCAAACTTAGACGAGAACGTTCCCGTCTTGATAAAGTAGTCTTTATCTAAGTCTAAATCGAAAACTTTTTGAGCATATTGATTGATAATTTCAAGGCTTAAAGGGTTTAAATCTTGAAACTCATAGACACGTGTACTTTGCAATAACGTTAACGGCACTTTGATAATGCGAGTTTTTGGGATTTTGAAAAACCTAGTTTTATCTACAACTTGCTTAATTGGAAGTAACCAATTTGACATAGCGTTTGGATCTAAATGCAATAAGCGATAAAGCACCTCATCAATATCCAAAATGTCTAAGCCTTGGCGGAACGTATGATAAAGGTGCATGTTTCCAGTCTCAATGTAGCGTTTGTAAAGACTTAGTAAGGTTTTACCACTAGGTTCGGGAACATCTTGCTTTGCTAGATACCCTGTGAACTGTACTCCAAGTTGTTTTTCTAAATTCGGAGCTACTTCTTTCCCATAGTGTTGAATAGGGGTTGGTAAAGCTAGTACATCTCCTAATTCGGAATCCCAAATTACAGTCTGAGAGACCAACTCATCTACTATCTTCGTAACAACCTCTTCTGTTTCTGACGTCAAATCTACTAATTTATCTGATTTTTCAATTTGTTTTTGAGCGTTCTGTTGAACTAAGTTATGCGTTTCTAACTTACTTTCAACTTCTTCATAAGCACTCTCAAAGGCACTCTGTCGCACTGAATTGTTTTTAATAAGCAAAGCTAAAGTGTCAAGTTCAGCTTTGCTATATGACCGTTTAGGGTTCATTTCAGACAAAGTGGATTTAGACTTTAAATTTTTAAATAAATCAAACATTGGACTTCTTTCTTTTCTAGTTAGTTAAACTTAAAATTTGGGAAGGAACTCAAACTTGGGATACCCTTTTCTAATGTTTCTAAGGTGCAAATCTAATTCTTCCAAGGTTTTAAAGTAGTTGGTACGTTTAACTTCACCAATTTTATCACTTTTGCGCAAGACTTCGATAACTTTAAAAACATACACATTGTAGTTAGAATCTCTTGAAATAATGCGCACATGGTGTGTATTAAACCCACGTTGAAGTGTAAAATCACAAAGCGAACCGTGGCTTTGGATATTCGGTTCGTCAAATATTTCTTGGACTAAATTTGTAACAGTCATTTTTACCTCACAAACCTAAATCAAATGGAGCGCTAGGTTCAAAATAAGCAACTGGCCAATTATGGATACGACCTTGCTCGTCAAAGCGCAATTCTCGTCTCCCACCATCTTCAAGTTCAAGTTGAATACGAACTTGGTCATCTGAAACTGAACCTCGTAAAATACTTTCTCCAACTAAGTTAATCAAAGTACCATCGTAAACTGAAAAGTCAACTATGACTGCGCACTCCATAATGAGATACCGCAAGTATTCGTAAACTTCTCTGAGGTGTGTTGGGTGGAAATAACTTGTCATATTAGGGAAATTAACAACCTTACCTCCAAGCTCACCACTCTGAATAAGAGATTTAATTTGAGTTGTAAACAACTCTAAATTCTCCAAAGAAGACTTTCGAGTTGAAAGTCCAAATAAGTCTACAAGTGACTTACCTCTCAATCTTGGTTTTTGATAAATTCCTGATTTGATAATAAACATTTTCTTTTACCTATCTTTCTAATTTATTAAATATGATTGAAATAACCATAATCAAAATACCCAATTTTATAAGGTTCTTTCAAGAAACCTTCTGAGTCAAAACGCACAATATCTACTTCCCCATGCTCTTCGTCTAACCTAGGAGGTAATTCTAAGTGCAACTCAACTTCACTGTCTGAAATACGATTATCATAAATAAAACGACCAACCAAATTGATAATTTCATCACCGTAAATCGACAATTCAATGTGAATACCTTTGTTTAGAAGACCAACCAACCCTTGCAAGAAAATAAGCATATCACTTGCATGGAAGTAAGCTTCCGGTTTATTTAAGGAAACTGAGGATACCTCACTTGTTTGGGAATTTACAAAAGCGCTAAATCGAGCGATATTCTCCCTAGACGATTTGTTTACTGACAGTTTACAAAGCGAAACCAAAGAGGTTCCCTTTAGCTTAGAGGGTTTTGAAACATCTGATTTTAAAATGAACATAACAAGCCTACCTTTCTATTGACGGTGGAACATTGAGTTCGTACCCATAACTTTTGGAAACCACGGTAACATAAGGATACCCTTTGGTAATTAAAAGCTTTTTCAAACCATCTAAGTCTAATAAATCCAAAATGACCGTTCCGTTAATGCGAACCAAAACGTGATTTTGTGACTTATATAATTTCTCTAGTAATTGTGGTAGAGTTTCTGAGGTTAGCTCTACCTTTTCTTTTTCTACTTTCAAACTTAGGTTCTCCTATTGATTTAATTTGTTTTATTATATCAAAAAGTTGTAAGAATGTCAAGTAATCAACTAGCAAAAAGGTAAAAAGAAAAGAGAGCGTTAGCTCTCTTAACTACATTTTGAAAACCTAAGAGAAAAAGCGGATACCCTTACCCTTAGTGTTTCGACTTGTCCATTTCTTTCCAATTCTCAGCTACAGAAGAACCTGCTTGACGGAAGACTCTTGCAGCCTTATTGAAGAAACCACCGACATGACTTGCTCCTTGGAAACCAACCCCAAGACCTGCACCTATAGCCGAAGCGACTGCTCTACCAGTATGACCTTCAGCCATGTGTTCTCTTGCTTTCTGCCAACGTTTTTGACGGAAAGATTTCCCTTTGCTATTTCCTCTACGGAAAACTTGTTGTCTACGGTCATAACTTGATAAGAACGGTTGTCTTTCAAGTATCATTTCTTCAACCTCTGCTCTTGTAAAGGTGTATGTACCGACTTGTAAGTCTTGCAACATAGAATAACGCTTAAATGCAGTTTCTACAACTGCTTTAGAACTACTAGACTCCATAAGGTCAAACTCTCTATAAGCATAGTCCATAGAGTCAAAGACTAAAGAAGTTGGGTTCAAATACTGTCTAATCAGTTTCCAATCGAATAATTCTCCGAAACCTCCACTGTTCCATAAAGAAATAGAGTATGGGGAAACTTCAGGACTAAATTGGATACCCTCTTTCTCTGGTTCATAAAGTAAACCATTGAAGTACAACTGACGACCAATAATTTCAATCTTACGAACTCTACTCCAATCACCAAAGTAAGTGTAAATATCCTCTAACAAATACTCTCTCAAGTCTTGGTCATCTTTAATGACTACACCTGCTTGATTTGAAGCAACTCGGCTCATTGTCGTTCTATCATTCAATTCCTCAGTAGACACAAGTGTCTCTACTTTAGGAATACTAGAACCTTGCAAACCAAAAGCAGACTGCAAAACAGACATAAGTGCTTGTTCGGATACCCCTAGCTGACTAGCTAGAGCAGAAGCAACATTTACAGAGTCAGCTATATCAGGTATTTTCGCCTGTACGCTCTCAGAAGTCTCAGATTGCTCTCTGCTCCACTTTTGAGGTTCGCCCTCTAAGTTATCGACTGTGGAGTTAAAATCACTCTCAGACGAAACTGGGGACTCTGAGGTAGATTCTGAGATATTTTCTTCGTGAAGGTCTGAGAAGTTTGAAGTATCTTCTTCATCAAGAGAAGAAGTTGGTTCTTCGACTTCATCTGCTTTTACCTCTTTAGTCGCGAACTCTGGGCGGAGGTCTACAACATTAGAACCTTCTGAAATCTGTTCAGTTGCTCCACCACTTTGTTTAAACTCTTGGAGTTCTGTTAACAACTCATCTACTTTGTAGTAAACTGTTTCTTTCTTCTTAGCTAAATAAGCGTCTTGGTTGGTGAAAGCCATAACAACATCTTCACAAGAGAAGTTCCACTCAGGCCTTAAATCTAACAAGAACTCTAAATAAGAACCTTCATAACCCATTTGAGCCACAACCAAATCAGCAATCTCTCTAGCTCGAACAAAAGACTTACTAATATCACTAGAACCTAAAGCCTTCAAATACCCTAGAACACCGATGCGTTCATCCCATTCATTAGGGTTGTTAGGATTTGAGTTGCGAGATTTAATAGACTCTGCTTTACTTCCTAAGTTCTTCTCCAACTGAGTGACACAAGAACCTTGAGAGTCACCTAAAATCAAGTAAGGTTTAAAGTAAACTGCCCCACCCTCCATTTGAGAGTTAACCGAGCGAGCCAAACCTTTATTTTGTGGGTTTTCATCTCGGATAGTTGGGAAATCAACCCCACCAAAGTACGCAAATCTACGAGAACTTGAAGTGAGATATCGTTTAGAGTCTGAACCGTTTTGACTAGACCAATATTGAGATTTCTCAGTACCTTTGTAACCAACCATAAAACCAGTATCTAAGTTCAACAAAGTATACAACCAAGGATCTACAACCCCGTTCTTATAATCACAAGCTGCTTTAAATGATGATGCATCGTTTCCTTTGTTTCTAGGAAGTTTATCAAAACCACCCATATTGAAACTTTGACCTACAATGTAAATACTTGAACGTAAACTCTCTTCATTCTGGAAACCAGCTTTTTTCAGTTTGTTCAGTAGTTGCATGCTTTCATCTAGTTTATCATACAAATCTCTCAAATAAGCTCTGTTCCTATATTCATCAGACTTGTTCTCTAAAGCACGTTCAAATTTGCGAGTTGCTTGTTCTTTTAGCAAACCACCTAAGTAATTTTGACCTAAATCCACAAGTTCTTCTAACTCTGGGTCAGACATAATACTTTGGAACCAACCACCATTCGAGCTGAGAGCCTTAGAACCAAATAAGTTCGACCAGTTTGTTACCTCGTCGAAAATTCCAAGGATACCTTCATCTCCACCTAGTTTTTCGTAAAGAGCTACGTCACTTGCTTTTACAGTAGCTCGAAGTGAGACAATACCCATAACAAGCAACATGTGGCGATAGAAAGCCATATCTCCCCAAGCACCTGTATAGCGCTTTTGAGAGCTACTTACACCACTGAACCATTTTGGAATAGACTTGTCAAACCAACCCATAATCGTTGAGTTATTATCCCAGTCCAACTGCTCAGAAATGTTGTTGACTACTGGCATAGCAGACTTATTAAATACACCTGCTTGAATGAAATAACCTTTAGGAATACCATTTTCATCAGCTCCACCAAAAGCAATGTAGTAAGGAACCATTGTATCTGGTTTCCCATCACCACCAAACACTGGGCGACCATTGGCGATTGATACCGCTAAACCATTAGAAATAGACACCCCTTTGCCAGAGCGAGAACCGGCCCAATAGGCGAGAACCAACTTTGCTCCAGCATTTATTGCTGCCGTTAATTCATTAGACGAAGTTAAAATACGACCATCAAGACCTTTACCTAGTAATTGGTAACCATAAGTCAGTTTCTCACCTTTACGTTGTAAGGACTCTAAAGCTTTATAGGCAAATAAAGGCTCACTCTCTGCAATTTCTGGTTTTGCAATATGAGAATAGTGACTCACTTGAACATCTTTAAAGTCTTTGACTAAAGGAGCTTCAAAGTCGCCACCATAATCAAAAACATCAGTGTATAAAGCACTAGTATGATTGAACTCACTGTTTTGCAACTCCGAAATTGGGGCTGATACCACCCACTCAGCGGACGCCCATTTCTCGTCTTCCATCATTCCTACATGGTTTTTCAAGATAGAAAATGTTGAGAAAGTAGCTTTGAACTTAGCTAGATAATCTTTAAATACTTGGTTGTCGGTTGGGGTAATCGGTCTTGTTGCACCTTTACCGAAGTAAGCAACCTTATCCAACCAAAAATACCCATCTTGGTAAGTATCGCACACCAACACCAAATACTCCCAAGCTCTCTTTGTTAAGTAATCTTTAATCGATTCACGCTGACCATCTGAACCTTTCCACTTCATAGGAACTGAAGGGAAGTTCAAATCATCTTTTTGAACCGTTACTTTACGACTTAAAGCAAACTCCAACATCTTGTAAGGGTAATAAATAGGTTTACTCGACTCTACAATTTCTTTTAAGTCTACTTGTCTTGAAGTGTTTACCGAAATAGAGCGAAGAGGAGAAAACATAGCTTCTCCTGCATAGTAAGATGCAGTATAATTTGGTTGGACTGCTTGTTCTCCTTGGATAATCACCATAGGCAGATCAGGTAGACCAACTACGACCCCTTCGTATTTATCTAATTCATAACCTGCTTCAAAAGCAAAATCATAAATATCAAGCAAAGAGTCAACCAAAGAAACCACATCAGCGTTCAATTTACTTGACGACTTTAAAGCCTTTATTTTTCTAGCGAAAGTCTCATCTTCAACAGAAACCAAACTGTCTTTGACTTCTGAGGATACCGAAGTGGGGTCAAACTCTAAATCTAAAGCTTTTGAAACAGTCGCAATATCATCAATTAGGAAGTGTTCTAACTGCTCTGCTTTCAAGTCTTTCAAAGAATTAGAGCGCAAGTCGGATACCGCTAACTGGTTTTTTAGTTGGTTTTCAACGGATTGAACTGCTAACTCTGACTCTAATTGAGTGTAAATTGGTTTTAAATCACGAAACCCAAAAGTGAACCCACTTGCTTTTCTATCCAAAGAAAGTTGACCGAAGGCACAAGCTAACATACAAGTAGCATAGAAATAAACGACTTCATCTGAACCTTCAAGTCCGTTTTCTACTAATTCTTCAACTGAACTATAGACCACATCTACGATTTGTTGGTTGTCTAACCCCAAACCGAGCTGATTTGAGATTTTCTCCATCTGATCTTGTACTTTACTCACTAATCTCACCTTCTTTCTTCTCTACTAATTCTAAAGCCTTTTGAAAGACTCCACTAATATCTCTTACTTCACTTGGTGGGTAGTAACTGAAAAGGCTGCTTACTACCTTCACAAAAGTATGAGGGTCAATAGTACAACTTAGGAAATCACCCTCTTTTGTTAAGTGTTTACTACTCAAACAACTAATAACATCAGCTCCAAGCTCTTTTTCAAACTTCTCAAAGTCTCGACGAAAACGGTAGGATACCCTTGTGGTATTTACCAAATCGGTTAAAAGCTTACTTAATTTAGGTAGTTGAGAGACTTTCGGCAATGGAACACCCCAACCGTTAAAGCCATAAGCAGAACGCAAAACATCTACTGCTAAATAATTAGGCGCAGTCAATAGCTCCACAGAAACTTCATTTGCGAAACGCTCTGCAAACTCTTTAAAGGAAGGTCTAATTTGTTTAAACTCAGAACCTCTACCTTCATTTGCAAAGTAACTATCCAATTCTGCAAACTGTTCTTTTAGTTTAGAGTGTTTATCAATAAACTCATTGTAACCATCAAAAATAGAAGTTGACTCTAAACCAAAGATACCGAAACTTGCTAGTTTAATTGCTTCTTCATCTGATAAATCCAACTCTTTCAAAGAGCAAGCTAATTGGAAGAACTCTTTTTCGTTAAAGAACGTATCAAAAGAGTAAACCGAGTTCATTGATAACCAACTGATTACTGCAAATAAAGGCGAAACCTCACCTACTGTTTCTAAAACACTCTCTGGTAAGAAGTCTACACCCTCTAAGGTAATCTCACGTGCTAAAGGTTTAAACTCTGCACCTTCTAAGTCAAAGCCGAAGCTAACTAACTTATCGTAAAGACCTTGGTATTTCTCACTATTTTTGTCTTCTTCGTTTGGTTCTTCTGAAACCTCTTCACTTGTGTCTGAGTTATCTTCCTCAGTTTCTTCTGTCTCATCAGACACGTTGCTAAAATACAACTCTAACCCACTCTTATAACTTGAAACAAACTCTGAACTCATAAAGTCAAAAGTAACATCTTCCAAAGCTAACTCTAAACAAGTAGTTAAAGCAGTAAGATACCCCACGAATACGGAATCTACACCTTTACTCAACCCAACCTTGTCTTTATTCTTCAAAAGGTAATTAGCTACGGAAACTGCTCTCAAATAAGTTGTGTCAGAAGTAATAGACACTTTAGGAGTCGGATAAGAAGTAATATCTCTATGCTCTTTCACAAAAGCAACCATCGAGTTTACATACTCTTTTGCTAGAGCTTTGTTATGTTCTCCAACCTCTAAAGTCTCTTTTAAAGTTGGAAATTGAGCGGAAATCTCAGATTGATACCCCTCAAGGACATGAACCAAGCCTAAGAAGTTAGTAACCAAAGTTAAGTCGGAGTCTTTTAAGAACCCATCTCCAATATCTTTAGTTTCCACGGTTTTAGTTGATTTAGGCGTTTCTTTCTTCACTTCTTGGAAGTAGTTCCACAAAGCACCACCTTCTTCGTCCATCTCATAATATTGAGGACGGAGAGCCGTGTGGGTATAATACAAGTCATCATTAAACAGAGCGCCTACATAGTTCAATTCTGTGTCTCTCAAAATGAGACCATAAGGGTCATTGATTTGTTCTCTATGACTCTCTACAAACTCTTTACAAGTCACACTGTCTTCCACCAAACCAACTGCTCTCAATCGCTTAAAGGAAGACTCTACCGTTTGTTTTCTGCTTGGGTCTAAGAACCAATCAAGACCGTGGTTATCAAGCAGATACCCTTGAACTTTTGGGCTACTGCTCAAGACAATAATCTCTTCTACACTTGAGAAGACACGTGAACCAAAGAGAGAGCGACTATCACCCCTCAATACTTTAGTAATCGGAGTAGACTTACTTTCTGCTGATAATTCTGTACCTAACTGCTCTGTAAACGTAATTGGTACAAACTGCTCCTTAGCTTTAAAGTTTACTGGGGAAACATAAAACTGAACATAAATACCATCTAAACCTAGAATCACTCTACGAACATTATTAGGCGAGAATTTCGAAATGATACCCTCAGTAATTCCCTTGTCTTTTCTCTCTTTTAACTGTTTATAAGCTCCTGCACACAAGAGCCTTTCAAAATTTTCAACGTATTTATTGGTTACTTTACCTTGTACAACTCCTTGACCTTGTTGGCTTTGAGTTGATACAGGTTGCGAACCTTTTAATAATTCGTACATGTATTTTATCTCAACTTTCAAGATTTTCTATTTATTATCCAAAAGAAAACCACAAAAAATCCAGCATACCCTCGTATACTGGATAAAATTCACTAGTTTCTTAGTTTTGATAAATATATGTGACAAATCCTTCCGAAGTTGTTGTTGGGTTAAACCAACCACGGTGGTTACCAATATAACGCTTCTTACCATAATTTGACTCTGAAACTTGGATACGAGTATTAGACTCAACCGCAGTAACTACCGCAACGTGACCATAAGCACCATCGTTCCAACAAGCAATGGCACCAACTTGAGGGGTAGAACCTGTTCTAAATCCTGCGGCAGCAGCACTTGTAGCCCACTGCGCTCCATTACCCCAATAATCTCCAGCCCAAGGTGCTAGTGTTTTAGCTCCCCAAGTACACTCTCCCATTGGGTAACTTGAAGCGTCTGTGTTGTACTTAGGAGGAGTTACTGTTGGAGTTGGTGTCGGAGTTGGTGTTGGAGTTGTTACTTCCTCTTGAGGTTCAGAACTTGGAGCTACCTCTTCTGAGGTAGTTGGTGCTGACGGAGTGGATACCGCTGAAACTTCTTGCTCTAAAGAAGTGTTGGCAGAGTTCGTTACTACTGCTTTTTCACTCTCTTTTTGAGCTAAATAAGCTTTTTCTTCTTCCAAAGCTTTAGCTGCTTGGCGCTCTGCTTCTGCTTTTTGCTCTACTAACTCAGCTTTCTTGTCTTCTGCTTCAGTTTTTTCAACCTCTAAGTTCAACTTAGCAACTTCTAACTCAGCTTTGCGAGAATTAAGAGCCTGCGCATCATCTTCTAACTTTTCTTTGTTAGCAATAACCGTGTTAATCGCTTGGTTGTTCTCTTCTTGTTTCGCTAAAATGTCTTCCTTGTCACTCTTTTGTTGTGCCAACATTTTGTTACTTGCTTCAACAATTTGGTTCATAGAAGTAACTTTAGAAATAGCGTCAGAGATAGAGTTTGAGTTGACGACAGCATTCACATAGTCTAAAACAGAACCACTTGTTTGCGCACTACGAGCTTGTTTCTCCAAAGACTCTTGACGAGACACAATGTTCTTAGACAAGTTGTTGATGTCTTTTTCTAGGTCTTTAGATACTGACTCCAAATGGTCAGTTTCAGCTTGTAAATTGGCTTGTTCTGTTTCTAAGGCAGTAACCTTACTTTGTACATCATTTAACTGAGAAGTTGCTTCTTTTTGTTTCTCAGTTAATTGTTCCACTTTCTGGTTTTGTTCTGCAATGGCAGAGGTTGATACACCTTTAGAGGTTGGGGTTGCTTGTGGTACATCAACTACCTCATGAGGGTTTAAAACCCCTGCGCTTACTGTTTGAATGGTTGTTAAACCTTGACTTAACACTACTGTACTTAATAATAATGTCGATAAAACTTTCTTTTTCATACTGGAAAATCCTTTACTTTCAAAATATAAAATCATTATAACAAAGAAAGTCGCAATTTCATATTACGACTTTGTTACATTTTCGATTTGGTTGGCAAGGGTTGATGCCACAAAGGTTTTGCTACTTGAAAGGTTTGTATGAAGCCTTAAACTTACTCAAAGACAAAGTTTCACGTTGAGGTGGTATTAGCCAATGGATGTCACTATTTATTGGCGGTGCGTGGAGGAAAGTTACTTCCTTCCCACTTACCTCTTTGACTACGACAACCTTGTTGAAGTCCGCTCTGTTTCTATAAAGCCTATTTTCATTCAAATCCAAGACTCAAACCACCTTTCATTTCTTCATTCTTCTAGTTTAGCAAAAAGAAAGAAAACAAGCAAAGAAAAAGAGAGGATACCGCTAAGTAAATCCTCTTTCTTTATATCTAAGCAATCTCAGTTGCAACTTCTTTTTCTTCCGGCAACAATGGATATTCTCTTGAATCCACAATATTGGTGCGCTCTTTCTTGTTGTCGAAAGCCAACATCAACTCTTTACCAAAGTCCTCAAAGGTGTACTCAATCATAGTGAATTGACCTCCATGACCTTCAAACTCAGCAATACAACGTTGCACTAGTTCTACTGCTTTTTCATGAAGCCCACCCATCAACTCGTCTACGACAAACAACATACGGTGATTGGTAATCTCAGTCAATACTACAGAGAACAGAAAGGCAATAATCTGACCCATACCGTCTCCTGTTTGCTTACCAATCACTAATTCGTTCCATTGACCGTTCTTGAACTCCAATAAATTCAAGTGAACTTTCTGAGCTTTCAAGTCGGAAATCAAAGAGAACTTATACACGTTTTCTCCAAAGACCAAAGCCAAAGCACGGTTAATGATACCCTCCATATAGTCACGCAAACCTTTTGTACCATCATTGCTCAACATAACAACGTATTGTAAGGCTTTCGCTCTATTCAAGTAGAGAGTACGCAAATCTTCTAGTTGTGCAATGTCATCTTGGCGCTTTCTAAGTCTATCCTCTTTCAAGGAGTAGTCTTGTTTAATCGCACCTAAACGACTCGCGAATGTTTCTGAAACCAAGGAAACCCTCCTTTTCTATTCACTTACTTAGATTTAGTTACTACTCATAGCAACAGACCAAATGTTAGAGGAGTCAAAACTCTTGATAAAGACAAACTTCCCTGCACCAGCAAAACCAAAGCGAATATCGTCAGCAAACTCACCTTTACCATACAACAAGTAATCAAAGTAAACTGGGGAAAGTCCAAATTGGAAACCTCCTAACTCCAACTTCGCTTGGTTACCTTCTGTTACCTTATGCACGTGTTCAATAGGGGCAGTCAAGTCTAAATCTCCATATTTGAAGGTTACATTCTTCAAATCATCAGAAATAATGACTTGAATACGCTCTGCAGACATGAGACCACTTAAAGCATTAATACGTTTCAAATACATTTCAACAAGAGGGCGAGATAAGGATACCCAAGGTAAATCTCCAAGTTGATCCAGAGAGTTTGGTGGGTAAGCCACATCTACATCATAGAGGACACCTATTACAGTAGCACCTTGCTTCAAGACAAAGAAGTGTTTTTCTTCATCTTTATAAAACGAGAATAGACCCTTAGCCAACAAGTCTTTCAAAGCAATCAAACTCATTGGACGAAGACCACCCTCTTCTAAGAAGAAATCCATATTGTTCTGAACACTAGGCATATAAGTGTCTTTGTAGAACTCCAAGGCTTTGGTAGTCGGATTAAACATCAAATCATTGTGGATTTCATTCGTTGTTGGAGTGTAAGGAGCTAAATCATTCAAGGTTTGAATCATATCCTCACGCTGTTGTTCTGTTAATTCTACAAATGGAACTTCTTCATTGTCTGCAACACTAATATACTCCAAACGGTACAAATCTGAAATGTAGAACGGCGGAGTTGTTGCAATGAGAGAAGAGTTACGAATTTCTTCATCTTTGTCTGGTAATTTCAAGCTCTCTTGGACAGTAATAGCTACCTCAATATCTGTTAGAGGGTGGAACGTTACACTCAATGGAGTAGTCAGTTCACTAGCTGCATAAGTTGAAATCAACTTCTCTAAAGTAAGAGCTGGTACTTGGAAGTAAATTGGTTCTTCCCCTTCAAATTCTGTAACCTCTACTGCAGAAGTGGTTACACTTGTTTTTGCAACCACAATATCTGTAAGGGCAAGGAAGGATACCACACCGCTAGGTTCGACCTTCATAACCACATTCTTGCTCTTAGGGTCAATCATAGAGCGTTTTACTGTGTCAATTAGCAAGCGACTTTCTTCTGCTAACGTGTCAAATGCAATTTTTAAAAACATATCTCAGCAGTTCTCCTTAATCTAACTTGAAGCCTTGTTCCCAAGAAGCAGTGTCAAACCCTGCAAATGGATTTGTATCTGCGCTTGGTGTTGATTTAGGCGTTTCCTCAACTTTAGGAACTTCTACCTCTACAGTTTCAGTTGGAGTTGCACCCCCAAACACACCACTTAACAAATCAACTGCGCTTGTGTCTGTAGTAGCTGATTTATTTTCAACTTGTGTAGTTTCTACACTTGTTGGAGTTTCTGAGGTAGTTGGGGATACCGCTTGCTCTTCCTTAGTTGGAACCGTTTCTTCAAATTTGAGTTCCTTTGTAGGCTCTGGAATAAGTGGAGAGTCACCTTTAGCAATATCAACAACCGCATCGTTTTCCAACATTTGAGCAGTCATCTCTTTTGCTTCTGCTTTGACTTCTTTACTATCTGCTACTTCAACATCATAAGAAACCGCAGACACATCTTCTCCTGTGATTTCCTTAATAGCGTCATAGTCTTTCTTCTCTACCGCTTCAAAGAACTTCTCTAAGCGCTCTGCTTCAGCAACTTTCTCAGCCAAAATCTTACTTGCAAGTGCTTTGTAAGATTCAATCGACTCTTTTGTGAACTCCGTCTCACTAGCGAGTTCCATTTTAATCGGATACCCAAGAGAGTTGAGGATTTCAACTTCCTTCAAAATCGCTTGAACACGTGCTTTTTTAGACCCTCGAATTTCTTGCTCTTTACGGTTATGCTCCAATGCTTGTTTGTTTAACGACTCCAAACGAGCCAATGTTTGTTCTACTGACATTTTATGTCCTTCCTATTTTCTTCTCGTTTTCTTCGTTTCTCATGTACTACGGAAAACTTTACAACTTCAATTAGTAAGTAGGTGAGTTGAAAACTAATCAACAAACCCACTGCAATAATTATCTCCACAACAAAACAACAGTTAATTAAGCGCCAAATAATGCTTAATTAAGTCTTTAATCTCTGGTTCTAAAACCATAAGATTTAAGCGCTCTGAGAGGGATACCCCTGCCCAGTTGAAGTCTCTCAAGCCTTCTAAGGCTTCTGAAAGTTGAGCTTGTTTCCCTTCTGCTTTGACTTGTTCTGCTACCGAGCCTTCTGTATCTTCCAAGAAAATCTCAGAAGGTGGTTTTAATTCAAACACTTGTGGGTCAAAGTGAACCTCTAGTGAACCCGTGTGAGGGTTTTTCCGCATTTTCACTACTGCACACCATACAAAGCTATAGTCTTCTGAACGCTTCGGACGAGCCATACAACCAAGGTTCATAAAAGCACAAGTAGTTCCACCCTCAGTTTTGAACGACTTCAACTCACTGGGTTGGTGGATGTGACCATTCAAAATTAGGTCTACTCCATAAAAAGGTTCATGAGTTGTTAAGTCTATTGCTTCCGGGTTGTTTGTAAAGTTTGTCAAACCTACTCGGAAATCGTAGTGGGTTATCGCAATATTAGTAACACCATCCACAATATCCAATTTTTCAAACTCTTTCCCGTAAGGAACATAGTGGAAGACCACCCTTAATGGTTCATTTGTATCTGGATCAATCAAGTCAGGTGACTCTAACATCACTCTCCCTACTTGCTTATCCTCTTCTGCCAAATGCGCTGGTGAGTCAAAGTAACCCAATGACGACAAGAACAAATAATCGTTACGCTCTTCAGAACCATGCAAGTCATGGTTTCCTCTGTTAATTACCTTGTGACCTTTAATTGAGTCTAAGAATTTTATGGTGCGACTCAACATAATGCGGTCACCAGAGAGCCAAGACACCCCTGTGCGGACTCCAATAAAGTCGCCTGTTTCATTATATAACTCTGGTTCGAGTAGTTGGACTCTCTCCAGCGTCTTGTCCATACACCAATAACAGTTCTCTTGGTAGTTGATGTGTTGACCTCTATACACATTTTCAATGTGGCGGTCACCAAAAGTAACTGAGGTGTTGCCGATTACTTTTTTCAAAAACTAAAACCTCCTAGTTCTATCTTTTCAGTTTGAGTTAATTAGAGAATAACTTCTTCTACTTCATTATACAAAGTAAGCCAATCTTTTATACCCTCTTCATCATGTGCTTCGTGGACTGCGTTCAGGTAAATGAAATACCCTTTTCTTTCAAAGTAATCAAAGGCATTTAATTCTCCCTCATAAAAAGAGGACTTTCCCCTATCTTTTGGGAATACCTCAACTACTTGCAAACCATAATTCATTTCATCAGTTAGAAAGGCTCTGACTCCTTTATAAGTGTGTCTTCTCAAACCACATAAAATTCTCATAAACTAAACCTCTCAAAACCCTCTCATTTGCTCTCTATTCGATTTTAAAACTCAGACACATAAATAGACCCCAACTAATTTAAAATCAAATCTGAGTCAATCTGAGACTTCCTAGCTATGCTCATGTGGACTTACTACAGTCGAACCAATTTCAAAAGGTTCTGTAATCGAAAGATGACCACAGTGTGAGCAGACACCAACGGGATACCCTTGGGTTTTTAGTTCTTGTAAGAGTTCTTCGCTTTCTTTAAAGCAAAACTCTTTCTCTGAACCTTCAAGTTCTAACTGTTTGTCCAAGTTACTCAACTCTGAAAACTGAGACTCTAAAGCCAAGAGAGATAAAACTTCATCATTTCTGCTCTCTTCAATCATCCCAAAGCTAGGTGCAATATTCAAATCCTCAATAGCTGAGTTCAAAATTGAAATAACTTCCAAAACTTGAGTTGAAGAAACGCTTGGAGCTTGACCGAAACTTTCAACTTCGTTTAACGCAGTCAAACCTTTTGAAATCTTATCAAGAGTTGCTAAATCACTCAAATTAGCAGTTTCAACAAGAGGTAAGGAAACCTCTGAACCAAACTCTTTCAACTTAGTCTGAATAGAATGAACTTGGTTAAGTGCTTTTAAATCAACTCCATCAATCGTAGTTGTACCTTCCAACTCCGACATAGCTTTTAAATTGCTTGCGACTGTAAGGATACCCTTGGAGCCTTTTTCCAACTGTTCAAAAGCATTTGTTTGACTCTCTAACTGTCGAATAACCTCTTTTGTTAAGTGTCTACGCTCTACAATATCCTGAGAATAGACTCGGATACGACCCTCTACAACCTCTAGTTGTTGGAACGTTTCCTTGTTATCATCTGTCATTTGTTTAATCGCTTGCTCTGCCGTTTCTAAGTCTGCTGCTTGCGACAACATCTTATTGAGTGAAGCTGGTGATTGTTCCAAAACTGGAAGACCCTCTGCCCCCCTCATTAAGTTCAAATAACGACCTCCAACCTCTGCTAAGTTGAAGTAGCGCTTCAAGAAACTTGGGGTTTCCCCAACTTTTACAAAACGACCATCTACAAGGGTGTTATACACCTCTTTTCGAGTGCCGTCTTCATTCAAGTACACTCTATATCCGTTCTTAAACGTAGAGCGAGGACTTAAACTTGTTCGAGTTAAGTAATACTCAACCTCTAACCCACCCGACCAAAAGGTTGTAATCTTTGCTTCTAACGCTCCATGTTTAATAAAACCTTTCGCCAGTTGCAAGCCGATACCCTTAGTGGTTAGGTTGTATTCCAAAGCCTTTAAAGCATTGGACTTCCCAGTTGAGTTGAAAGCCTTTAATAACAACACCCAATGAGAACCAAACTCAAAGCGTTCTTTCTCATACTGAGCAAAGTTTTCAATCTCCCAAGCCAATAGCTTGGATTTCTGACCTCTAGCAATAATACCCTCTAGGTAATTTCGGTGTTCTTCTGATTCAAATAGTGAGGTTTGTTTCAACTCACTTTTGCTCTCACCCTTACTAACCTGCAAGTCAGCAAATAGTTCATCTACTACTGTTGCCAATTCTATTCTTCCTTTCCTCTTTATCTTCGCAAAATTCCTAGAAACAACTAGGAACTTAGAGAAAACAAAGAAAATAAATTCTTTGTTAAAAGCCAAACCAAACTAGTTTGACTTTCTCGGTTTTATGAGATACCCCTCTACCAATTAAGGAGAGTCTAAAGGCTAAAAACTCTTAATTTAGGTTTGGAGTGTATTATTCCTCAGCCCCAAAGTCCAAAGCACTTGCTGGATCAACATCTACACCTGGAGGAAGTTGACCTGCATTCGCACCTAGACGGTTAGCTGCAGAATTTGTGATAGAGTTGGCAGACCCCCCTGCTGCTACACCTTTTTTAAGGTTTTCAGCAGTTGTTTGAATGTTCTCAACTTCAGCTTTCACTTTGTCAAGACCACCGTATAGTTTATCCAACTTCTCATTTACCTCTTCGTCAGAAAGCAATTCGCAAGCGCGAACAGTCTGTACAAGGTAAAGAGCGCTGTAATGAGCTTGTGCTTCTTTGTCCCATTGTTCTTGGAGACCAAGGTACTCAGTCAAGTCATACAAATCAGTGAATGGAGCCACTTTTTGCATTACTTGAATGTTCAATGAAGCACCTGATTTAGAATCTTCACTTTCGTAAGCAGCACCACCGTTTTTCTTCGCTTTGGCAAGTGCTTGTTCATCAATCTCATAGTTGAAGAGAACGAAGAACCCGCCAAGTTCAGTGATACCCGGTTGTTGTGCTTGCAACTCAAGAGCTTTCACCAATTTTTCAGTAAAGGCTTTTGTAGTAAGCTTATGCCACTTCATTTCACCTTCAATCGTGTGAGCAAACTCACGTGTTTCAAATAATTGGTTACCATCATTATCGCAGATAGGTTTACCATAATTATCAATACGAGGAATTTGTTTCTCCACAGTTGTTGGGTTTCCAGCTTCATCAAGCAAAGGTTTTGTTTCTGGTGTAGTTGTGAACTTACCATTAGCGTCCTTTGTAGTTGGAATAACCACTACTGGGAACCACATATCTGAGTTGCTTTGAACTTGCAAGAACACATATTCCATAAACGTTTTAGTGAAGTCTTTTTCTTCTTTGTACTGAGGTTCGTTTGCAACCAACTCAGCAACAGAAGAATACCCTTGACGAGCTACTTCAAGCTCAATTTTCGCACGGCGCATGTCAAATGCTGCAGAAATGTAATCACGAAGGTATTCGTTATTCCCTGATTGACCCCAAGGTGCAAAGATACGGTTTTCTTCTTTCGCTTCTTCAAAGTAAGGCATAGAACCTTTCCAGTTGCTATCCTTATCTCCGTTGTTAAAGGCTTTCATTGTAACCGAACGCATAGGAACGCGGAACGGAATTAAATCGCCTTTTTCATCAACAGTTGGAAAGCCCATGCGAGGGATGTAAACCAAAAGTTTTTGGTTTGTGTAACCATCCTTCGCACGGTTGAAGATTTTGATACCGAGTTCTTCTCCAAGCTCAGTGAGTGGAGAACGTTTAGCACCGGCAGTATCTTTCGCAAGAACTTGTTGCATTTGAGCCATTTGTTCTGCAGAAATCTTAGACATATCAATTTTTACCATGTTGTTTTTACCTCAAGTTTTCTAAGCAATAATAAAGCAATATTTAGCAATTTAAAGCAATTTCTAAGCAATTTTAAAGCATTTTTAAGCAATTAGTAACTATCGTTAGTTTTCTGTTTCTTTTGTAAAGCTTTCTATTTAGTATTTTTTAGTAATGTGAAATCTGCTAGTTCAACTAACAGTATGTAACCAAATTTTTTTTTGAAAGAGGAATTACTAAGCAACCAAATCAATTAACCAACAAATTAACAAAATCTTAGTCTATCATTCAGACCTAACGATAGTTGTGCCTTTTGAGGTAATCTCATAAAACCAACTGTTTGGTTTCACAACCATACATAAAAAGCCAACGAAAAAATACCCTTAACTATAGTTAAGTAGCGTCTCTCTTGGCTTTGCCTATCCTCACGATAGTCAAACAAAATTATAGTCCTTTACGGACTTCAGTAAGCTAAACTTACTTATAAGTCATAAGCCTTTTACAACTTATGACCTGAAAAAATTTGGAAAGGAAATAGTTCAACGAGAACCACTCGGAGCTAGGAAAATAAACCTAAAAACTAGCTCCTATAACCTAAAGACCTTTTACAATCTCTAGGTTTGAAAAGAAAGGGACAACTATGCGTTATCTAAATTGGTGAACCAAAATTCACCCATAAATCACAAATCTTTTATAATTAGTGACCTAATAGGTTCAAAGGGTTGTTACAAATGTTAAAAACAGATATAAATGTACCATTCAATTCTTAACGCTCCACAATAACTTGCAAAGCAAGTTATTGTTTCCGCTAAAGGCATCCTACGATACCCCTAAACCCTCTCTTAAATAAAGATAAGATATAGGTTTACATTTAAAAGTTAAATTTAAGTTTTTAAACCTCGTCAGATAAATAAGTCTCAAAGACCAAGGACGGTGGGTTTTCTTTGTATTCAAATGAATACAAAGATTACTTAATTTATTTAACCTTTAAAATACAATTAAAGAAAAGGTATTAAGATAAACTTAACTACCCTTGTGAAAGAAAAGAATAAACTTTTCCTCACAATGAGCTTTGAACCTTTTACAATTCAAAGCCCTGAACCAAAATAAATACTAGGAGAACATCAATGAGCAAACAAAGTCACACATTAAACATTCTAAGAGGAGGGAACCAATCTCCTCTAAAAGTTGCAAACCTTTTACAATCTACAACTCAAAAAGAAAAGAAGAAATTCTAAGATTTCTTTTGGTAAGGATGAGAAAACCTTACCTATCACATAACAACCGATTAAAGCTGCTATATGCGCTACTTAATAGGAGAATCAAGTATGGAAAAATTAAGAAGTTTTGTTCAAATATTGAACATCCTACAAAATTGTAGGTATTAGTTGCAAACCTTTACAATCTGCAACCACAACTAAATAATATAAGGAGTGCTTACCTAACGGTAAAGTGAGCTACTTTATTAAAAATAGATCACGGTAAAGTATTTATCAACTTTACTTATTTAGTATATCACAAAAAGTAAGGTGTGTCAAGAGTTTTCTTTACTTTTTACTACTTTTTCTATTCTATAGTTTTTTTAACGAATGCGTTCCAAATGCAAATGCACCACTACATTATCTTTGTAATCTGTGCGGTCAATGTCACGTTGCAAACGGTAAGAAATGTAATGCTCGGCAATTTGGAGATATCCATTTGAGAGGAGTTTGTTTTCTACCAAAGCTTGAACCATAGAAATGGTAATATTTTCAGAGTGAGACTCTTCTAACTCTACTTCAACACTTTTTGCAATGCGAGCTAAGTTGTTTCTTAGGTCATCCCCTACTACATAAACTGACTGAGCTGCTTTAATTAAAGCACCATAAATTTTATTAGCGTCAAAATCCTCTAATTGACCGTTACGTTTTACAATTTTCATGTTTTACCTACTTTCACTTTCAAGTCTATTTATAATCACGAATAAATCGACCATCTACAAATTGATCTACTGGACTAAAGTTAATCGAATGAGGACTGTCCTCAGAGATATATTCTACCTCAAACGAGTCTGTATCACTGCTGTATACAATGTCTGTAACCATTATTGCTATCGGTTCAAAATCGACAGTCAACCACTCAGAACCAATACCAATCCAGTTTTTCCAATAGTTTATCTTATCTTCTATAGTTACTTCCATCTGTTACCTCATCTTTCTGTTACCTCATCTTTAAACAAAACCTCTCGCTTAAATCGACCATCTAAAAATTCATCTAATGGACGGATCCAGTGTAGACGATTAGCATCTCCAAGGCGCTTATAGGATACCGCAAGAGTTAAATCAGACTCCACTATTACAATGTCTTTAACAGTGTAAAGGTTGTCTGTCTTTAAATGTCGCCAAAGAGAACCTATGGGAACTTCTTTACGTTTAAGAGATAAATCTTCTTGCACTTCTTCTAGTGATTTCATAAACTCAACCTCTCCACTACCGCTACCTTGTTTTCTACCAAAGGAACTAATACCTCATGTATCTGAGAACCAAATAAACTTAAAAAGTTGTCTATGTCCTTTACTTGAAAAGAAAGACCTTCTCCAAATTGATACCGTTTTTCTTCTACATACAAGAAAGTTGAATTAGTAGGTACTTGCCACTTCTTCTTTAGCAACGCTTTTTGTCCTGCTTCATCATTATCTGGGACACATATCACTTTATCAAACAAATTAAGGATTGCGCCTTTATAAGCGTTCACGTCCGCACCCATAGTCGCAATAGCTGGCACACCATAAGCATCCAAGTGAAGAGCATCGAAAATACCTTCAACCACCACGACAGAACCCCGATACCGCTTATCTCCATTGAAAGACTTATCCAAGGCTCTATCTAAGTTGAACCAATGACTTTCTTTAGAGAAATCTTTGTCTGCAATCGTGTAATACTTAGGGAAACCTTTTCTCCAACCAACCAAGGTTGCAATAGAACCATCTGCGTTGCGAATAGGAACAACTACTCGACCCTCTAAGGTAAATGTACCTTTATCAAGCCAACCTACCTCGTCTAAAGCGTTCATCAACTCAATATTCACTGAAGGACTTGTAGCGAAACCTAAGTAATTCTCAGTTAAATAAGTCTTAATCTCATCATGAATGTACTTTCGCTGAGTGGCGACTTCGGATACCGAATCTAGGTCAATCAAATTAGATTTGACGAGTTCGTAGACTTCTTCTTTGGTTCTCAAGTGAGGAAGTTCTCCTTTTCTATTAGATATTTCATATTATAGCACAAAAACGCAAAGAAAACAAGTCGTGGACTTGTTTATTGGTTGTCTAACATACAATTTAAAAATTAAATAAAGTACGATTTAAACCTTTTTGACACCAAACGTTCCAAGCTTGATGGTACATAGTGTTTTCTTCCTGAGATAAATCTGAGTAACCCCTCAAACCCCAATCGCAACTTGCATAAACTTGAAAAGGCACTTTACAATCATACCCTACAAGAATCACATGAAAAGAATAAGACTCAGAACCGCCTGTAACAACTATCTTTAATTCCCAGTCTTGAATCCTTCGGTCTTTATTAAACAAATGAACTCTCCTTAACAAATCATCCATTGTAAGAACGATTTCATTACCACATGAGTCATGTTGTGTAACGTAATTTCGCATTTTTTACTACCTAGCTTTCTAACTGTCTTAATGTTCTTAAAATGAGTTTATTTTCCTTGAATTGTGTAGTTCCTTTTGTTTCAATAGACTTCAAAATTGCTTGTAAATTTCTAGAAGGTTTGGAGTCAACAATATTTAAAGCATCTTCATTTGTTAGCCTTATCTCACGTGTTAAACTGATTGTAGGCATCTTCCAAACCCTCACAAAACTCTATCGTTTGGCACATCAGAACTAGCTAAACTCAAAAGCAAATGTCGAATGTAAAGCAAGCAAACTCTGTGGGATACACCATTGACTGCATCTTTTGGTTTGAAGTTCTTAAAGGACTGTAAACCGACCTCTATAGCGTCTGATTGTGCCCACCGAGGATTTAACTTAAAAGAACAATCATAATGACCTAGCAAATCTAAAAAGTCACCTTTAGTTAAATCGTTTGGAAATTTATAAGCTAAAATGTTATAAACATCAACCTTATCTTTCGCTCGACGATCAATGTACTTGTTGCACATTTGAATTTTTCTTGCTAAAGAGTGTTCAATCGGAAGAACTTCGTACTGCCAAGTTCCGAGATTTGAGCTAAAATCAAGCTTCAAACAAGGAGTTACGCAAGTACCGTCTGTTACTTGGAACTTATATGTTACCGAAGTCTCACGGACTTTTATCGATTTGAAAGATACTGTTAGACCTAACTCATTGAGTCTCAGTGCAAAACGGTCTTGAAATGTAAAGTAATCAAGCTCAGACAATTCTCCGAAATAGTCTAAATCCAAATCTGTTGTTTCTCTTGTTTCTTCTGCTAGGTCAATCAGACCTGCAAAATAGTTTGAGTAAATAGCGTGCGCGCCTACAACGGTAATCTTATTAGCTAAACCTAAATCTTCTTGCAAAGTACGAAAAGCTAAATTTAATAAATCATTGTAAGTGCGTTTTGTTTTTAAAAGTAACACTTGGAAACTCCTTTCCTAATAAGTTTCTTGCTAATTATTTTAACACAAAATAGCAGAAAAGTCAACCCTCTACGAGAGTTGACCATTCTAACTAAGCTTATTTCTTCAACTGTTTTAAAACTTCAAATAGCATTGTGATGTCTGGCGCTAAAACCGTTTGAAGAGAAAGTAAAGCATAATCGATTATGCAAAGTATAACTACAGATACCGCTAGTTTCTTTAACCAACGTTTGCGAATAGTGTTCACGTCTTCCTCAGAAGTATAACCTAAATCTGAATGGTATTTTAAACCTAAATAAACTGAAATTCCTAACATCACAAATACCGCAAAGCTTAGAAAATCATTCCATAAATCTAAAACCTTATATACTTGCCACTGTGAGCGTAGTTGTGGGTAGTTCCCCACGAATTGTTGTACTAAGTCTGTACTTACATTTAGCGATTTTGCTAATTCATCAAACAGTTTGTCCATCTTCTACCCCTAATCTTTTTACACCGTATTTAGATACGAAATCTTGCACAGGTACTCTATAAGTCAGTTCCCAAAAGTGGTTTAAGACATCAAATTCAACCATTATGGAACCTACCTTACTGTTGTAATAAACATCTGCAATCTGACCTATATAGTCACTACCTAAAATTTTAACCGTCCACTTAGAACCTATATCTAAATGAGACCTCCAACTTTGAATTGTTTGTTCTAACTCCATAATCTAAAACTCACCACTTTCTAAGGTTTCTCAAACCTTATCTACTCAGTCCTTTGCACCCAATCTAAAGAAACAATTTAATCAAAAATAGTCTCTGCTTTCTCTTGCTCAAAAGTCAAACGTAAAACACCTTTTACAGTCTCAAATTCTTGAACCTTACCTTTTAAAAATCCTAAACGATTTCGATACCCTTTGAGTTTTCTATATTCAACCTTAGTTAAATAACTGTCTAAATTCTTTAAATCTACCAATTCACTCACTATAACGTAAGCTGAACTTTGTTTCCCACTTTGTTTATGAGTAACCTTACCAACTAGTTCTCCTGAACTATATTTCTTAAGTTCTTCAAACAAATCTTCCGTCAACATAGTATTAGGATTTAAGCTAACAAGACTATTTGAACTTGTTCTCCAAGTTAACGAAAACACATCAGAAAAGTCAGTCTTTCTATTATATACCAACACCCAATCTTTTTCATAAACAAACTCTTGTTTTGTAAAAGTCTCTAAAATAAAGTATGTCAGTACAAAAACAAGAACTGAAACAAACATTGAAATTGTAAAGACCATATTACCACTTACTATTGAATTTAGTAAGACCATACTGCAAAGACTTATAACTACACCAAACATACTTGATACTATACCAAAGTGAGACTTATTTAACAACCAATTAACCATAGTCAACTACCTTTCCTTTAACTTTTAAGAACAACTCACAATCTTAATTGTATAGTCAGTATTAACTAAACTAATCTTACAAGCACCTTTAGAACCTTTGAAATCTAAGATAGCAAACCTATAATCAAGATAATTAAGAACTTTGTCAACTGTAGAATTTTTATCTATCTCGGAATCCTTGAACAATGGATAATCATTTTCACAAAAATATACCGAATATAAAGTATCCTCATGCAACTTTTTCTGCAGTTTTGACTCTACATTACTTGAACCATAGACCGTTAAACGGTCAACTCCTTCAGAATACATAAATTAACTCCTTAAATCGTTATTTTCTTAATTATACCAAAATAATAAAATTTTGTCAAATATAAAAAGCAAGACTTTTGAAGTCTTGCTCATTTTAGGGATACCGAAGGTTAGGGTTGCACAATAGTGCTACCTGTCCCATTGACCGTTACCCAACCATGCTTTTCTCTTGCTTCCGCTTCTTTCATACGAATCAAGTTATCTGTAATAGAGTCGGACTTAACCTTGTTTGCTTTAGCTTCACCCTCCGCTTTAATAACTGCGTTATTAGCTTCGGCTTGAGCTTGGACTTTCTTAGTTTCCGCTTCGACTTTGGCTTTTTCTTGTTCTTGTTTGGCGGTATCGATTTCTTTCTGCTTAACGCTTTCGTTTTTAATTGCCGCTTCAATTTCATCACCTGCGTCTTGGTCGGTAATGGTAAAGGAAACAAACTCTAAATCATAAGACTCAAACTTCTCTTTAAGAGCCTTATCAATCGCTTCATAGACCTCAGTACGCTTATTACCGAGAACATCATAAATGTCATAACTACCTGTGACCGACTCAATCGCACGTTGGACTGCGGGGGATACCACACTATTATTAACATTTTCTAAGGTTGTGTAGTTAGAGAAGACAGTCATGGCTTTCTCTTTATTGACACGGTACTTCACGTCAATATTGGTATTCAACCACTGACCATCTTTGGTCTGGGTTGTAATCTTCTCCATTGTTTTAGTCTGTACCGAAGTCGGTAAGGTATATACCTTATCAATAAAAGGCACAAGGAGGTGATACCCCGTTTGGAGTGTGGTGTCTTGAACACCACCAAAGGCACTCACTTTAACCCCAACAGTATTTGCAGGGATGCGTTTTACTGCGGTTAAACGGAAAAGTCCAAGTAAAACAAGTCCTGTGATAATAGCAATTCCAAGTTTTACTGGTTTAGTTAAATTCATACAATATTTCCTTTTCTAATTATTTAGTAGCAAATCTGAACCATTTGTGAACTGTTTAGAAAGTTCGAGAAGTTCGGACTCTGGGATGTAGGTGATACCCTTACTCTTAATATAAGACCACGTGCGGTTATATTTCTCATCAGGTACAGACAACCAACCAAAGTCATTTCTAAAGAAAATCTTCAAAATTTGGTCTTGAACCATAAAAATGGTTTGGTCTTTGTTTTTGAAGTTGATACGGAAGGGTTTGTTTTCTTGTATTTCTATCATAGCTTTTAGTCCTCAAATTCTATAACTATTAATAAATCATCAGACAAATTCAATTTTGGTAAGTCTTCTAGTGACAAATCACTAGCTAAAACTGAGAAAGCGTATTTAGAACGGTCTTTTTTACAATAGTTTATAAAAGCTACAATTTGCCCTAATGTTGTAACGTACTTACTTTTACAACGAACAATCTCATTGAAAACATCAAATACCTCTTGGTTTAATGGACTAAATGTAAACAATAACTCTCGTTCATTTGGATCAAGTAAATCATCACATAAACTTAATAGATTTTCAGTAGTTTCTAAATCCGAAAGTCGAATTTCTGTCAAATGTAAATGAATTAAATCGTGAAGTCTCCAAGCCATATTTAATTTCCTTTCAATTTCAATTCGTCTTCATAATAAGTCGCCAATTCTTCCATGTACTTTGTTGTCCAACGTTTGATTTTTGCTAGTTGATTATGGTTAAGTCTACAAATCTCATGCAAAGGCAAGAGCGAGCTTTTGCGTTCCCAATACATAGTAGCATCATGCCAAATATACCCCTCACATACAGTAGCACCACCACATGAATTTTCTTCAACCTCAACGTTTAGTTGATTATTTGAATTAGAATAAATAAAAACTTCTAACTTTAAGTCTTTATCTTTTAACTTCTTATTGAGTAAAGACTTCAACTCAATCGAGCAATATTCTAGGTTTTTGGGGTCTATTTTTACTAATTGTTCTTTGTCCATAAATTAAACCTTTCTACTCCGGTAAATACTGCCAAGAAAATCTTTCGCAATCGAGGATACCCTCAAAGTAGTTACCGTGTCTAACACTAAGCATGACTTGAGAAAATAAATAAGAACCATCAGATAATTTCACAAGAACTGGTTTGTATAAGCTAGGTAAGTCCCCAACCAAAGGGAAGGTAAACTCCGTTTGTCTTTGCTTTGCAATCCAAGACTCATCTTGCATTTCTTTCTCAAACATAGAGCGTCTATCCCAAACAGAATGCCACTCATTACGAGAATTAACCTCTGCACCTTCTGAAACCTCAAAGAGAACCATAATGGAACTAGCTTGCAAAATGTAGTTGTTATCGTAATTATCTAGTGACGAAGTGTGTTGATATTGCACATCTTTGATAACAACATGAGGATTCTCAGCTACCCAAGCGTTAAATTGGTCTGCTGCTTTGCAAAAATCTGAAGGGGCACCATCTGTATCACTTAGAAAAATCTTTGTTTGTAACATAAGTTATCTCCTACAGTTTATTCATTCGTTTCGTAGAGCAAACAAATCGCTTCGTGGAAGTCCGAACCGGATACCCCACTGTCAGCAAAACCTGAAACATTGGCTTGATAGCGCATGTCTAAAACTCGCACATTTGGGTTTTCTCTTAACCATTCGTTTGCTTTATCGTCAGCGCTTTTCCAACCCTCTCTGTAAGGAGAGTCAGAGGTGAAAATTTTAAGTTGTTGCATTTCTTAAGTCCTTTTCCTTAACCCATTTTCCATTTACTACTTGACCTTTACGATCTTTTATTTCTTCCCAAGCGTGTTCCACACACTCAACTAAATCCCAACCGTAATGCTTCGCAATATGTTTTAAATCTGCAACAACATCTCGCAAAACCCAGATACCGCTTGCGCCTGACCAAATTAAATTAGTCGAAATAGCGATTTGGTCTAGGTGGAAACCTAAGTAATTAAACTCACCCTTGTCAAACCACCAATACTCTTCGAAGAAGTTACGCTTATCCTTTGAAAATTGCTGCACATAGATAATCAAAGTAACGACAATATCCCCTAGAGAGTCTTTCAACTCTTCCAAATTACCTCTGTAATAAGCTCCGAATAGTTCGCCAAACTCTTCCATGATTTTGTAGCGTTGGGTTTCATAAGGTAATTTGTCAATACCCCTAACCCTAGACCACTCTTCAATTTTAGCAATCAAGAGGGGCATTTCTTTTAGTTCATTTGTAATCATAAACTAAGCTCCGTAAATATAGTCTACAATTTCATTAACCGTTGAAAATTGCAACTCATCTGTTGGATATAACAGCAAAACATCTGCTAGAGGAGTTGAGTGATCTACACAATAATACTTAATTGTGTTTGTTTTGAAATCTACTCTGAAAATCTCCTTAACATGATTCGCTTTTAACCGCTCAAAATACAATTTCCACTTTGTTTTACGTGCAATACGCTCATAACCCGTGTCCATGTATTCTGACAACTCTTTAATTAAATCTTGCATCATGATTTTTACCACCTTTTAATTATTTCTGTTCCTTATTTTTAATCAAATCAGCGTTTTCATAAAGGTTCCCCACAATCGTAAAATCATCTGACAACTGTAGAAAATCACTCAATACTCTCATATTATCTTCATAGATAGAAGACCACAAAGCTGATTCCTCCAATAAACCATATTTGCTCTTTGTTAGTAAGAACTCGAAACCGTTAAACTCCAAAGCAAAGTAGTTCTCAATCTGAGTTTCACCATAAGCTTCGTCTTGGTTTTCACAAAAACCACCATCACTAAAGTACACTGTATCAACCACTTCAATAATATGTCCTGCAAATAAGGGTTGCCCTTTGGAGTCTACGAAAGGAGTTTGAGGTAAGAGGATACCCTCAGACAGTGGGATGAACCGTTTATATTCATCTTCATGTACTGGATATATTTCTCCTTGTACATAATCAATTCCTGCTACTTGGAACATCTGCTTTGTTTTGGTGTCCCAAACTTTGTAATTCATTGTTTCGTTCATAAATACCTTTACTTCCCTTTTAAAGCTTTATAAAACAAACCTACCAAAACCTCTTTCTCTTGGTTTTCTAAGAACCAGTACAAGTCCAAATCAGAGTCAATCGGAAACTCGTCCAAAGAGCGCGTACCGTTTACAACTTCTACTAGTTCCGAAACAGAAACCTTGTAATGGTTTGAGTCTCTATGACCTATATAGTCATTGTAAAGAAAAACTGTTCCCGTCTCGAAATCATACTGATAGTTATTAACTCCTTGTTTTACAAAGACTCCACGAAATTGCTTGCGTAGTTCAGACTCAAACTTTATTAACTCATGTAAACCAACTATCGTATAAGAATCTGGGTAAGTTGGTAAATCTCTCAGAGCAAAGTCGGTTAACTGACCCTCTGTATATAATTTTTGCAGTTGTTTCAAATTAAGCTTCATCTTAAATTCCTTCCAACAAATCTTTATTTTGATAAATATTACCAACCACTCTCACATCAAGCCGTTGGTTTCCTAATAGTAAATCTTCAAGTTCTACTGTAAAGCGATTCGTAATGTTTAAACCTAAGTCTGAACGTTCTACGATACCGAGAGAGTAATACGTATCTTCTGTTTGAGGATTATAATCTTCAAACTGGACAATATCACCTTCAAAAATCTCAACCTTATCCTCAGAATTGTCGAACACGTGGAAAGACTGCATGACATTATTAGGAGACAAAAGCTTTGCAATAAGCAACGATTTATCTGTCAAAGGAGATACCGTTTCATAAAGCTCTCCACTACGGTGTCGGCTTATATAATGGTCTGGAACCATTAACTGAAGTTCTTCGTCCCACACTCTTATTTTCGGTACAGTCATATTATTTTACCTCACTTAACAAAGCTTGCAAACTATAGACAATGTTATCATTTGCCATTTTCTTAATGGCAGTTGGGAACAAATGCTTCAATTCACCACGCTCTAAATTATCTTTGCAAACAAGCTCCAAAGGAGAGATACCCCAAAAGTGTTTAGATTTGAGTTTTAACAACAAATCTAACGAAGACTTGTAGTAAACATAAGTATTTCGTTTTTCTACCGCTTCTTTTGCATATTGTAAGTGATCTAAAGCTTCTTCATAATCATGTCGTTGAAACGTGTTGAGTTTAAGACCTTCTATAAGTTTCTTAATTAAGTCAATGTCCAAATCATTTAGTGTAAACTGAACCACCTCAACAGATGAGCTAGTTAAGTCAATATCCTCAGAAATAACTTGTTTCAAAGATAGTGCGTTTGTAGACTTAGAGTCTTCAGTGGGTAAATACAAGAGAGTTTGACCTAAATACTTATAGCTACCCCAATTTAATTCAACACTATGTGTACGACCAAATTTCTCAAAGTAATGACGAACAAAGTCTTGCAAAGTCAAACTATTTGCACCATTCAAAGCATGAGAAATTAAGTCTTTGAAAACCTCGGTGGAGATACCGAAGCCTTTATCTCTATCATCACCATAAGAGTCATAAGTACCTATCTCCTGTGGTTTAATGGTCATCTTCAAATCAATAGCTTTACCCTCAACCTCAGTTGAAATCTCAATCAAAATCTCACAAATGTTTGTGCGATTGTCTGCAAACGTTCCTTGAAATTCATGCACTTCATGCACTGTATCAGTAATGTTCTCAATCGTGAAGTCTTTAAATGTAACAATAGACATCGTGTTTTTCTCCGTATTCTTAAGTATGTCTTATTATAACACAAATAAAAGAATAAGTCAAGCACTAAACGACTTGACCTACGCCCATAACAAGTAAAAGCAAAATAAAGGATACCGAAAGTAAGATAATTATACCGTTTAAAAACCACTGTACAATCTTTTTCTTTTCTGCTTTGGTTGGTGCATGTCTAAATAACTTCCAACAAATACAAGACCAACTTACAAAAAGTAGAATCAACAAACCGATAAAAACATAAAGGTGTTGATCCATGAAACTTAAAAAAGTGTGTGCATAGTGTTTGAGGGTGTTCCAGAGTTGTGTATAGCTCATGAGTACAGTTTTTCTAAATCATAGTTAGAGAGTAAGCTTAACTGAAAACTATCTAAAGTTTCCAATAAACTAGTGTTTACTTCAAGGTCGAACCATTCACCCTGTATGTTCATTTTATAGGTATAAGAACTGTGAGACCTATACCGTTTATTCAACAAATAAATTAAGCGAAGAAACAACAAACCATAATGTTGATCTAACCAGATCCAAAAGGAGCGCTCAATTAAACGGTGATTAGATTCTTGTATATTACCCCAAAACCTCATTTCCTTATTTGTGATAGAAACCTCAATCGCCAAGGTACCTGTATCTTCAAATTCGTAAACGAATTTAAGCTCATCACCTAACTTGTGGTTACTATCGAAATATTGGATACCAAGGAAAGTTAAAACCTCTTCTAGTGTAGCTTCCCTCATCAAATAAGTAAGGTCTTTGTCTAGCTTTTGTAATGTTTTTAGTGTCATGAACTTCCCCTTAAATTAAAACTTTTAAACCCTTGTGAGCATAAAGATACCCCAGCAGACTGGTTTGAGTTGCAACCTCAATTAAAGGGTTATCTAACCAGTGAGACACAGAATCTTTTCCATAGGTCTTCTGAGTATAAGTCAATAATCGAAGTGATTTTAGAAAATCTACTAACCGAATAGAAGAATCCTCTACTAGAATAACTTTCTGCTCTTTTCTAAGTCGGTCTTTAATGAAATCTAACTGATTTAAGTTCAACTCAGGTAACTCAGAATTAAAGACATAGTATTCTTTATAAGTTTCAATCTTCTGTTTCAACTCAGAATAACTACTTATTTTAGAGAAAATATACTGAATCAAGTCTTCTAAATCTTTAGTGCGAATTGAGAAGAGTTTCATAATTGCTAAATCTTCATAAGACAAAATCTTAACTATTAAATTCTTAAACCCGTTTAGCTCTAAAGCACTATACTCATCAGTACCATACAAAGCAAAGAAGGTCTTTACATTGTTTGAGAACCCCAAACTCGCTAAATAATCTTTCGGTAAATAATCGAGAGATCCAAGGTAATCAATATCAGAGGTTAATCTTGACTCTCCTAACAAAGCAAGTGCAGAACCTCCTATAATAAGCACATCAACTTTTGAGGATACCCCTTCTGACTTTAAATCTAATTCTCTCAATCGAGCTAAAATATCAGATTTATTTAAAAACAAGATTAGACCCTCCTACTCATCTTTTTGCTCAAACCACCCACCGAGAGCCATCTGTATGTTCAGCCAAACTTTATGTGGTAGTTCTTCTTCGCTCATATCGGCAGAATATGTTCCAGTTTCAAAAGCAGAAATCAACTCAGTTAATTCTCGATACCGCACCTTGTCTGCCATGAAGAGCCTCTGAGCCTTTAGAAACTCAATTACTCTCTTGTCTTTCTCACTTAGCATTTAAAACCTCTTATTTTGCTTTCTATCAAATTTTCTATCTGAGAGGTAGAAATTATCGACCTCAACTTTAAAATCGAAACTGGGGCAATCTGGGACTTCTGAGAGTGCTTTGAGAGTTTTATCTCAATTTACGAAAAAGAGCAGACAACTATCTGCTTTCTTTCTGTCCAAACTGCTATCTGGAAATGAAGACTTGAGGAGTCGAACCTCAAACCTAGACCAACTGCGATTGAAGCAACAGTTCTCTAATCTCCGCCTTCTCCTTAGTGCTGCTAAAGAGAAGAAATTATGAAACATCACAAATCTACATCTGGAAAAGGTGTTGCTAAAGACAAGTAATAGTCAAATAAAAAACCTTTCTTTATATAAATTTGTCAGCATAAAGTAATCAGCTCTATACTATATTTAGTTTACCACACTAAGTAAGTTTTGTCAATAGAAAATTAGCTAAAATCAAAAACTTCATTGAAAAAGTAAGTTTCTATAGCTAAAAAGGCAGTTTTAGGGAAAACCTTTATTAAAACTCATCATAGTGTAGACCTCTAAGGTAAGTTTCTAATTCATCCTCAGTCTTTTCTTGGAAATATTCCCGTTCCTCACTTGTAGCCTTACCTTTATCTACTCTCTGACCTAGACGACCAAACCTATCAGAGTAATAAAGCATAGTATTGTTTTCAGTAACTCTACCTATCTCCCTCTCAACCATAGTATTAGGTTCTGGCAAACAGTTGAAACAAACCCAATATCGAGGGTTAAGATGAGGATTGAAAGTATAACATCTTGTGCCTTTTGGAATAACTGCTTCACAGTCTTTACAAACTCTATCTGCTTTTATTTTAACAATTTTACAATTTGAAGTAGGATTTTCAAGAGTAACCTCATTTTGTTCAACAATCTTATCAGAGAAATATCGGACTCCTACTGTTTGAGTATTATAAAGTTTAACCAAGTTTAAATAACCCCCACCGTAATAAAAGGACGAACACAAACTTGAGTATTAACCGTAGACTCAGAAGTGTAAGGCAGAACCTCCAATAAGGATACCCAATCAGAATTAGGAAGTTCTACATAGTTAGAACAAGACAACCAATCCAAAACTTTACTCAACTCATGTAAATGTTCTAATTTTTCTAGGTAAACTCGCTTTCCAACACCTTTATTCGTAATAAAAACTTCTTCAATCGGAGTTCTTAATTGAACCGAGGTGATTTGAGGAATAGGTTGCTCAAACCGAAGAGCATCACTACCCTCAAACTTCTCCGGGAAATCCCAATAACCAGTCAAGCATGCTAAATCAAAACCATCTTCAAAACTGTACCAAACGTGAGACAACAATTTGACTGCATCGCACGTGGATACCGAGTATAGCATAGGGAAATCTGCGTAGTGGCTAGTAATCACTCCTAGTTCTACTTCTCCTCTATCCTTTACTACAATTTTAAGTTTGTCCTCTGAAATAGAAACCTCTATAATATCAAAGAAAAATTGTTGTAAATACTGTTTTAAACTGTTAGACAAAGCATTTGGATTGCACTTTCGTATAAGGTGCTTATACTCATCTACAGTTGTTTGCGAACCAAATTGAGCTAAGTACCTAAGGTAATCATGTTTTATTTTCTTATCAAATCTCATTTTCTGTACTTCTTTCCACTTTGATTTTTTT